AGTTGCGTCTGTACGGTGTGGGTGCCCTGGACGAGTACGGCGACATCCTCGGTGAGACCAAGACCGTACGGACCACAGTCTTCCAGCCGCGCATCGGCGACGGCCACGCAGCCACTGAGGAGATGAGCGCGGAGGACCTACGAGAATGGCGCTCTCGCATCCTTCCCATCGCTGAGGCTGCACTCCAGCCGGGAGCCGAGTTCGGGCCGTCAGATGAGGCCTGCAGGTGGTGTCCCGCCTCCGGCCAGTGCCCTGCCCAGATGGCTGCCGTCTTCGACGTGATCGACACCGCTGACATGTCCGAGTCCAAACTCCTCGAGCCTGAGGACGTGGCCTACGCCTTCAGCAAATTGAAGATGGTCAGGGACTGGGCGAACGAGGTAGAACGTGTCGCTCTCCACATGGGCTACTCTCAGGGGAAAGCGCTGCCCGGATATAAGGTTGTCCTGTCCGGCGGGCGTCGCGTCGTCAAGGACGAAGAGGGTGCGATCAAGGCTCTGCTCAAGGAGGGCTACACCAAGGACGAGGTGACCAAGACCAAGATCCTCGGCATCGGAGATCTCGAGGGACTCCTCGGTGAGGGAGGCCTCGTGCAGACCCTCGGGAAGTTCATCGAGAAGACTCCGGGCAAGCCCGCCATCGCTCCTGAAGACGACAACCGTCCCGCCATCAACCCAGCAACAGAGGCCCAGAAAGCCTTCACACCGATTGAAGAGGATGACTGATGACAGACGACCCGGACTACCAGAGAGCCCACTGGCTCGTCTGGAAGGATCGGGGACCCGCATGCAACTACTCCTGCATCCGTTGCGGGAAGAAGGCCGAGCACTGGGCGTACGCCCACGAATCGGAGACCTCCTTCAAGACCAAGGAAGGCTGGCCGTTCTCCTTCGACCCTGAGGACTACGATCCTCTTTGCAGGTCTTGCCACAGGAGCCTAGACATGGGTACCTGGAGCGAGGAACTGGAGGCCGCAGTCCGCGTGGCTCAGAGTCAAAGTGGCGATGAGCAGATGGGGAAGCGCCGAAGGAAATGCGCCGAGTGCGACGTTCAATCTCACCCGGCTGGAATTGGAAGACACCACAAAGCATCCGGCCACAGAGGCTGGGAAGAAGGAGCCCTGAACATGCGAGTAAACGTGTACGAGACCGTCGAGATCGACGACGAGCAGCGCGTGCGTCTCGCCAACGTGCTTGACGGAGAGATCGCCAAGCCGAAGCGCAACGCCACCCGTGACGAGATCAAGGAGTTCGTCTGGGAGCACGGCGCTGGCTGGGCACAGGCACTCACTGACTTCTGGGAGCGTCGCTTCGCCTCCGAGGAGGAAGACTCCGAAGAGGTCAAGGCTGAGCGGGCTGCCAAGGCTGCCGCGCTCGCCGCCCAGGTCGAGGCCGTCCAGCAGGAGGACGACGACGAGGACTTCGGGGACCTCCTGTGACCGTCGCAGTCGATGACGTGATCCTCACCGCGCTCCAGGCGCAGCGCGGTGAGGCTCGCTGTGTGCGTCGTCAGGTCGTCGCGTCCATCTTCAACAAGGACGGCGTGGCTGTGTCCGGCGGGGTCAACGGGTCGCCCAACGAGGAGGCCCTCGGAGACTGCCTGACAGGCGGCTGCCCTCGGTCGGTGTCCCAGGTGCCTCCCGGCTCCTCGTACGACACTGGAGAAGGAGCCTGCATCGCTCTTCACGCTGAGCAGGTCGCCATCATCGCCGCGTCCTGGGAAGACATGGACGGCGGCACCCTGTACGTCACCGACGAACCGTGCTTCGGCTGTCGCAAGATGATCCTCGGCACGCCGCTGGCTCGAGTCATCTGGCCGTTCGGGTCGCTGGTTCGAGGGGAGGCGTCATGAAGTGTTGGTGCGGGGGCTCGACCCAGAGAGCGATGGCCGGATCCGCCCTGTCTGTCATCTGCCTCGAGTCTGTGTGGCACGACCCTACCGGGGACGGACGACCGAAGCGCATCGAGACCATCTACATCAGTGGTCCGATGTCGGGGTACAAGGACAACAACTACCCCGCCTTCAACAGCGCGGCTCAGGTCCTGCGTGAGGTGTACGGCTTCACCGTCGTCAACCCTGCTGAGTTCGGCGGAGGGTCGGAGCGGGTGCACTACACGGACCTCCTCCGGCAGGACCTCAAGGCTCTGCTCGACTGTGATGCAGTAGCCACGCTACCTATGTGGTGGGAGTCCCAGGGAGCCCGTCATGAGGTCGCCACGGCGGGCCTGCTGAAGATGCCCGTCCGGTCGGTGCCGGAGTGGATCGAGGAGCGTACTCATGCAGCAAGATCCTGAGGTCCCCAAGGGCATCGTCTGGTCGGTCCTGATCTTCTTCATGGTCGTCCTCGGCGGTGTAGCAGCCGCCATCATCTACGCGATCATCAAGGTCGTCAACCACTACTTCTAGGAGGCCATCATGGCTGGACAGTCCAAGGTTCGCTTCAAGTTGGAGGACCTGAAGGAGAAGGCGCTCGCCGCCATCGACCTCCAGATCGGGGAAGCGGCCACACACCTCACGAATCTGTCAGACGACGAGGCCCTCGCCGACGCCCGCACCGAGTGGCGGGAGACCGTTCACCACTCGGTGACCGCGCTCTCGGCAGACTTCGAGGGACTCACAGACAAGGACCTCCGCCAGCGCCTGGCAGGGTTCCCTGCGTACCCCATGCGTGATGAATACGCAGTCATCCGCCAGCAGCAGAGGCTCCGTCTTCTCGAGCAAGACCGAGCCAAGATCTTGGCGAAGGCGGAGTCCCTCGTCCCGGATGAGGATGGAACCATCTCCCTCACCAAGACTGCCCTGAACGACTACTTTGGGCTCTGACCCAGAGCACAGTCTGTAGGGACAGTAGCCCCTCTCATGCTCACGCGTGAGGTACCGTTCTACCTGCCGGTGTCCCCCGGCAAGGAGGTGGGTCTGTTCACCCGAGGTCAGGCCCACCTCCGTACAACTAGCGAATAGGAAGCCAAGATGGCACAGGGAAGCAACCCCACGAAGGTCATGACCGGCAAGGTCCGACTCTCGTACGCGAACATCGTCAACCCTCGTCCGAACGACGACGGCAAGGACACCTGGAGCACTGTCCTCCTGATCCCCAAGGACGACAAGAAGACCCTCATGGCGCTGAAGGCAGCCGCCGAGCAGGCTCTCAAGGACGGCATCGCCAGCCAGAAGTTGAAGGCGGGCACCTCGCTCAAGAACGCCTGGAAGACTCTCAAGGACGGCGACGAGCGCGACGACCTCGACGAGAACCCCGAGTACGCCGGTCACTACTACATGAACGTGTCGGCCTACCAGAAGCCGGGGATCGTGGACAAGAACGTCCAGCCCATCCTCGACTCCAGCGAGATCTACTCGGGCATGTACGCTCGGGTGGACATCAACGCCTACCCCTACAAGAGCAAGGGGAACACCGGAGTCACCTTCGGTCTCAACAACGTCCAGAAGTGGGCTGACGGGGACTTCCTCGGTGGCCGCGCTCGGGCGGAGGACGTGTTCGACGCCCTCGACAACGACCTCGAAGAGGACAGTGACGAGGAGTTCAACCTCCTGTAGAGGTACCCTTAAGACGGGGGAGAGCGGCACCCGGTCGCGAAAGCGATGCTGACTCCCCATGCGACCCCCAGACGCGTTTCTTTCCGGTTCCGCTCTGGGGGTCGCCCCTTACCCAGAAGGTGAAGATGAAGATCAGTGTTGACATCGAGACTCGGTCTCGGGTAGACCTGAAGAAGTACGGGGTCTACAGGTACGTGACCTGCCCCGACTTCCGCATCCTCATGGCAGGATGGCGAGTGAACGGTGAAGGCCCGGTGAGCAGCGACCTCACCCAGGAGGAAGCCGTTGAGCGCTTCAGGTTCTACTGGGAAGAGACGGACGCCATCTTCAAGGCACACAACGCCCCGTTCGAGCGCGTCTGTTTCAGCGCAGCCCTGGGGCTCCCTCCCGGGGAGTACCTCGACCCGGAGCGCTTTGACGACCCCCAGGCCAAGGGTGCTGAGTTGGGCTACCCCAAGAAGTTGGAGAAGATGGCACCGGCCTTGGGAGCCCAGCCGAAGGACGCCGCAGGTACGCGGCTCATCAACCTCTTCTCCAAGCCCAACCGCAAGGGTGGGTGGAACGGCCCGGAGACCCACCCGCTGGAGTGGCTGGACTTCGTGGCCTACATGGAGCAGGACGTCTACACGATGGACGACATCGACGAGCGGCTTGAGGCCCAGGGTGGCTGGCCGAACGAGACCGAGCGACGCCTGTACATGGTGGACCAGCGCATCAACGATCGCGGCCTCGCCATCGACGTCCCCATGGCGCAGCAGGCGGTGAAGGTCGGAGCGGTGAACACCTCCCTCCAGACCCAGCGCGTACGCTCCCTGGCCAAGGTGGACAACCCCAACAGCATCCCCCAGATGCAGGAGTGGGCGAAGCGTGAGGGCCTGGACATGCCCAACTTCCAGGCAGAGACCGTGGAGAAGGTCCTCAGAGGCGATCTGACGGCCGACCAGCGAGAGGTGCTAGAACTCCGCCAGGAGTTGGCTCTCGCGGCTCCAGGCAAGTTCTCTAGCGCTCTGGAGACCCACGTTGAAGGGAGGCTCCGAGGCACCCTGGGGTTCTTCGGGGCGCACACCGGGCGCTGGGCTGGTCGAGGGACGCAGCCCCACAACCTCCCGCGTGCGTCCTTCTACCCCGAGGGCGAGGACTTCGAGCGGATCAAGATGATGAAGGACCTCGGCATGGACTACGAAGCCGAGATCGTCCGCGTGATCGAAGAGATGACGCGGAGCGCCATCGTCGACCTGATGGTGTCGGAATACGCTCCAGCCTCCACCCTGAAGAAGTTGGTCCGCGCCCTGTTCATCCTGAACGGTTGTGTCGTAGACTACGCCGCTATTGAGGCTCGCGTCATCGCCTGGCTAGCCGACGAGCAGTGGGCTCTGAAAGCCTTCCGAGAGGGACGCGACATCTACGTCGAGACCGCCAACCGTATGGGTGGGCTGAGCCGGTCGCAGGGGAAGATCGCTGTGCTGGCTCTGGGCTACAATGGTGGATCCGGGAGCCTACGCGCCATGGCCAACGAGGGCGACGAGATCCACCGCCTCTCGGACGACGTCCTGTACGAGAGATACGTCTACCCCTGGCGAGAGGCCAACGCTCGCATCGTGAAGATGTGGGCTGACCTCGAGCGCGCCTTCCGGACGGGCGGCAAGGTCGGGCAGCACCTGAGGTTCGAGAAGGACGGCAGCGACCGCCTACTGATCCTCCCCTCTGGCCGAGCCATCTGCTACCGGAAGTGCGGGGTGACTCGCTCGGGCAACAGGGAGCGTCTGTCGTACGCCTCGCCGCAGGGCTTCCGCATGGACCTGTACGGCGGGCGCATCGCTGAGAACGTCACCCAGGCTGTCGCCCGGGACCTCCTCGGCGAGGCTCTCATCCGACTGGAGGATCGAGGGTACAACGTCGTCGCGCACGTGCATGATGAGGTCCTGGTAGAAGGCGCTCACGACTGGCACGAGATCAGTCGCATTATGTGTGAGTTGCCGACATGGGCGAAGGGCCTGCCGGTCGACGGCGACGGCTTCGTCACGGAGAGGTACAGGAAGGGCTAATGGACATCAACGTCGACAACTGGCTGACGTTCGAGAACTTCGTCAAGGAACGCCACCGCATCTGGGAGCGCCGCATGGCCGGTGAGCCGGGACCGTGGACCAAGGACCCCATCCTACGCTCCCACAAGTTCACGAACGTCTTCCGGATCCTGGACCCTGGCAGCCAGTTCCTCCTCACGGATCTGTTCGGTGCTGCTGATCTCAAGACGGTTCTCCTGCGTTGCTTCTTGTACCGTCACACCAACCTCCCGTCTGCCTGGAGAGCCTACCGGGAATCCGTCGGAATGTACCCCACCTGGGAGCATCTCGACCATCTCGAATCCTGGTGGTTGGAGTATGCGATCGACCACCGCGTCTTCAGCGGAGCGTACATGATCTACCCCCAGTCGAGCACGCCTGGGACGAACAAGATCTCATCCGTGATCGCTCTGACCGACCGCCTGTTCGGCGAGGACGACATCATGCCGGACTTCGTCAAGGCGTACACCCAGCGCGACCGCTTCGCTGTCCTCCGCCGCAACAAGGGCGTCGCCGACTTCATGTCGATGCAGATCCTCACCGACTGGGGATACTCCCCTGGTCAGTACGACAGGGAGAACGACTTCATCGTCCCTGGCCCTGGAGCCATCAAGGGAGCCAAGTACATCGCCCCTGGAGAGAAGGCTGAGCGTGTGGTACGCTGGGCCCACGAGATGCTGCTCGACGACCCGGAGTGCCCCACTATCGAGATGCCTACCGGGTACCTCCGGAAGCCGTCCCTGATGGACGTACAAAACACACTTTGTGAATTCTCCAAGTACATGCGTAAGCCAGCCAGAGAGCAGGCGTACGAAGCCACTCACAGCGCGCTACAGTTGCGCCCTGAATACCCGACACACTGGATGTAGGAGAACCGGATGCCGAGCAAGAACAACACGATCGTCGCGCGCAACGCCGACCAGGCTCTGGAGGCGGCATCGAGTCAGATCCTAGCCCACGGAGACGAGGTCGGCTCGAGGGTGGGTCGGACCAAGGAGGCCCTCCACTCTCGCATCGTCCTCGAGAAGCCTCGGGAGCGGGAGATCCTCAACCCGAAGCGCAAGGCCAACATCGCCGCCCAAATCGCTGAGACCATGTGGGTCCTGGCAGGGCGCAACGACGTCGAGTGGTTGGAGCGCTACCTGCCGCGAGCCCCTGAGTTCAGCGATGACGGAGAGATCTGGCGCGGAGGCTACGGCCCGCGCATCCGAGAGTTCGGGACCGGGACGATCGTTGAGGACTACGGCGCTACCGTAGACCAGTTGGGCCACGTCGTGGAGTTGCTGAAGAAGGATCCCGGGACCCGGCGTGCAGTCATCAACATCTACGACCCTCTCGTCGACACCCAGGAAGGGAAGGACATCCCGTGCAACAACTGGCTGTCCTTCATCTCCCGGGACGGCTACCTCGACCTCAGCGTCGCCATCCGCTCCAACGATCTCATCTGGGGCTGGTCGGGCATCAACCAGTTCGAGTGGTCGGTGCTGCAGGAGGTCGTGGCTTGGTACACCGGCATGAAGGTCGGCCAGTTGTCCTTCACCCAGACGTCCCTCCACATCTACGAGAAGCACTGGCTGAAGGCCGAGGAGATCGTGGCGGCTGGCCTGTACACGACCCACAGCCAGACGGGCAGCGTTCTGTTCGAGCCAGGGTCCCGGGACTTTGGCGACTTCGATGGTCTGGTGGCTGCGTGGTTCCGGGTCGAGGAGATCATCCGCAACGGCCCTTGGACTAGCGCTGCTTCGGGGGAAATCGACGCCTTCCCGGAGCCCCTGCTGCAGTCCTGGCTCCGGATCATTCAGTGGTGGTGGTCGGGGAACCCGGACTACCTCGCTGTCCTGGACGGCTCGTCCCTCGGCATGGCTGCCAAGGTCGGGATGCAACCCAACCGTCATGTCACCTCTCCGAGTGGCACGCCGAAGCCCTCGGATTTCGCTACGTTCGTCACCAACCTCCACAACGAGAAGCACGCGGCATACGGTGACTCCTGGAAGCGCCGGGGTGAGCGCGTCGCCATCCAGGCCAACATCGCTCGGAAGGTGGACCGGCTCGGTGGTGGGGAGACTCGTGACGAGACCTCCGCGGACACCGCCATCGACCTGCTCGTGTACCTCGCCAAGTACCGGACGTGGCTGAAGGACGAGGAGGGTACGCAGGTCATCGCGTACGCCACCGCCGGAGACCTGAGCGACACGCCTGACGCTGCCAACGAGATCATCAACGAGATCGATCTCAAGGCCCAGTGGCCTGTGGACTTCGATCGGGCGACGGCCATCTCTGCCATCAAGTCGGAGTTCGAGAAGGTCCTTGAGATGGACGAAGGGATCAGCGGCCAGAAGAACGGCATGTTGAGCGCCATGACCAACACCACCTACTACCTGGCTCGGTCCCTCTGGCAAGACGAGCAGGACGAGTACAAGGGTGCCGACTGTGACTGACTGGCGGACCGACAAGCGCGAGATCTTCCAGCGCTCCTACACCTTCAGCCTCGAGTACCAGAACTTCCCTGGCATGGTGTACTCCATGCTCCCGGCGATCGCGGACGCCTACGATCTCGACGAGGACGGACGTGCCTGGCTGGCCTGGCTCAACGGCAACACCCAGAACGTCGTCACGTCCATGCTGCTGCTCGAGGCTGCTCCTCGCTGGCAGGACTGGCCGGACGCTGTGGCGTACTGGAACGCTCACTTCAAGGCGCTTGAGTTCGACACCGACCGACGTCACCAGAAGTCCAAGTTCGGCGAGGCTACGGAGAAGTGGATCTACGATCACCTCCTGGCGGTCGGGGACAGCCCTGCGTCGTTCTGGACCACGTCTATCGGGAGTGGCAAGAACGCCTTCAAGAACGCCATGGCGATGCCCTTCATGGGGCGTATCTCGGCCTGGTCATACATGGAGTTCGCCCGCATCCTCCTGCCCTTCATCCCCGACGTGGACGGCTGGTACCTGGAGGAGTCCAGCAGCCGGTCCCACAGGAACGCTCTCTGCCTCCTCTCGGGCTACGAAGATGCGTGGGGGTGGGATAGGGAGCAGGCTGAACTTCCGGCGCTCCTAGGCCTGATGGAGGGCCTCTCAGACCTGGCTGAAGAGTTGCTGGCGGATGCCCAAGAGCGGAACTGGGTCGCGAATCCTGACGGGCCACCAGCGCTGCTCAGACATCCTCACGTCAGCCGCCTCTCCATGGAGTCCGCGCTGTGCACTTTCAAGTCGATGTTCAAGCCGAATCGCCGATACCCCAACGTGTACGCGGATATGATGTATGAGCGTATCAAGAAGGCAGAAGTCCGGATGAACCGTGACCTCTCTCTCCTCTGGGACATACGGAAGAACACCCTCCCCGAGAGACTTCGACTCGAGGACAATCCGTACGACCTGGGGCTCCACCCGGTCAAGCAGAATTGGTTCCGGGAGACCGGGGAAGTCCCCATGATCGGACTCCTGTTCCCTGACATGGAGTCCGGCTACGACGAAGGTGTTCGGGAAGGCCGTTGGGGAGAACGCAAGGACAAGAAGTGGTGAAGCGAGTGATGAGCCCCGAGGGCAGGGCAGCGCTTTCCCGAGCACGTAAGGGAAAGAAGCCCAGTCCTGCCGTTCTAGCGTCACTTGAGAAGGCTCGAGCGGCAGCGAAGACTCCAGAAGCCGTGGCGAAACAAGTAGCGTCCCACTCAGCGACCGTGAAGGGCCGTGAACGTACTCCCGCTCAGAAGGAGGTCCTTCACAAAGCGCAAGAGAAGGTTCGCTCTTCCATGCTCAAACGCGGGATATCTGAACCGGCTGGGGTTGGCTTGTTCGCATACGTCGGGGAGACTCTTCGGAACCAAGACGGCGACCTGTGCCAGTTGTGCCTGAAGCCGATAGATTTCACACTCCCGATTCGAACCCCTATGTCTCGGTCTGTGGATCACATCGTACCCTCCTACGCGGGAGGATCTGACGACCTAACCAACCTGTGGCTCGCCCACCTCGTATGCAACCAGAAGAAGGGAGCCCGATATGTCGGTAGAGAAGACGGGTCCGATGATCGTCGATCCGAATGAACTGACCCCGTGGGAGAACCGGAACGGGATTCTCTACAAGAGGGAAGACTACTTTCGGAATCAGAACGGTGTCAACGGTGCCAAGTATCGGGCCTGCCGCCACCTGATCGAGACCGCCGTGGCGGACACCGGAGCGGACCACATCGTGTCAGCCCAGTCGGTGCGATCGCCTCAGGCCGCCATCACCGCGACCATCGCGGCGGACCTCGGGCTGGACTGCACGATCGTGGTCGGGGCCAGCAAGCCGGAGACCGCAGTGAAGCATCCGTCCGTCCGCATCGCGGTGGAGGCAGGCGCTCACCTGGACACCACTCCCAAGGTGGCCTACAACCCTGTCATCCAGCCGTACGCTCGGAGGCTTGCTGAGGACCTGGGAGGCTACCAGGTGCCCTATGCCATCAGCCCACCTGCCGACGCCTCTCCAGAGGCCCTCAGAGCGTTCTTCTCGGTGGGCGGGAACCAGGTGCGCAACCTGCCGGAAGAGGTAGAGACTCTGGTCATCGCCTTCGGCTCAGGCAACACCACCGCAGGGATGCTGTACGGCCTGCACCAGCACGGCCACAAGAACGTGAGGGACGTCATCCTCGTGGGCGTCGGCCCGGACCGAAGCGACTGGCTCTGGGACCGGCTCGAGCAGGTCAAGGCTGTCCCCAAGGTCAACGTCGAGGTCCAGTCCCTCCACGGCTGGTTCGCCAGTTACTCCGACTCCATGCCGGAGAGCCGGGACGGCATCAACTTCCACCCGACCTACGAGGGCAAGGTGATCCGGTACCTCGACAGCGCCAAGCCCGAGTGGTGGACCGAGCGCGAGGGGCGCACCGGCTTCTGGATCGTGGGCGGTGAGATGTGATGGTGCTCGCCTTCGTCCTGGCGTATCTCGCCATGGGTGTCGTTGTCGGAGGAGGTCTGGCCATCGCGGTCAAGAGGTACAAGGGCAGCGACTGGGACAAGGAGGACACGGCCACCATCCCATTCGCCATTCTCTTCTGGTGGGTCCTCATCATCGTCTACCTGAGGATGCGTCGCCAGTGACCAGGTCCATCTACGTCGTCGGCGGGGCAGGGTCCGGCAAGTCGACCTTCATGGCAGACTTGATACCTTTCCCTCTGAACTCTCACCTCGTCGACCTGCACAGTCTCCGCAACGCCAAGGCTCTCGTGACCCTCCGCGGACATGAGTTCGAGGGAGGCATCTACCTCGGCAAGATGAGGGACGAGCACCCCGGCACTGACGGCCTGGACCGAGCCAGTCACCGCACCGGCATCGACTGGCTCGAGCGCGGCATGCATGAGGAGTACGACATGCTTCTCGGGGAGGGCTTCACCCTCGGCACTCGGGACTTCCTCTTCGCTCTGGGAACGTACACAGACCTTCTCCTGGTACACCTCCACGTGAGCGAGGAGAAGAGGCTCGAGCGCTTCGTCGAAAGAGGGACGTCGCAGAGCCCGCAGTTCGTCAAGTCCACCGTGAGCGCTGCCCGCAATCGATACGAGGAACTGAGGAACTACTCCAAGACGGTCAGCGTGGATACTGAGGATCCCGACGCCTGGGAGATCGCTTTGGAGATCTGCGGAGAGCACTTGGAAAGTAAAGACTTTCTCTAGGACTAGGCTTTTCTATCTGCATGGAGTATAGTTCTTCTTGTTGGGCCCACCGGGGGCTCACGAACCGGAAGGCAAGATCATGAGGAACATCACCGCTCAGACCACCGAGGCCGACATCATCGCCCCCGTCATCGCCGCTCGCCAGGCCATGGCCGAGAAGGCTGCGGAGGTCGCCAAGGCGTCGAACGAAAACCCGACGGAGTTCTTCCTCGAGGGAGAGGCCCTGCGAGGCTTGGCCCAGAACGTCGTGTCCGCGGAGGCCCTGATGTCGGCGCAGTTGCGCTACCTCTCGGTCTGCAAGAACAAGCCGGAGAACCGGCTCAAGGTTCTCTTCAGCATCGTCGGTCGTGGCGCGGACGACTCGTGGAGCGGTCGCGGGAACGACTCCAAGCGCTCGGCCTTCGACGCCGTCCGCGACTGGGCAACGGACCAGGCCTTCGACCTCCAGCACGAGGACTGATCGGGAGGAGGCGGCATCAGCCCCCAGGTTGGTGCCGCCTCTGCTCAACCAGAACCGGAAAGGAGGAGCCATGACGCTCCTACGCAAGACCTCGATCTACCGTCTCACCGTTGAAGGCGGAGACCTCGACCAGATGAAGGAAGGCGCTCGGACGCTGGAGATCCAACTCCAAGGATCCCGGGCCGACAAGGACTCATGCTTCATCGAGTTCCGCTGCAAGGATGACGAAGCCGCCAAGGGCGTCGCCTTCAGCATGCACTGGGTGACCGGCATGTCGGGTGAACTGACCACGGGCTACGGAGCCCACCTCCGACTCGTCGGGAAGACCGTAGACCGCTCAGCCGGACAGTAGGACTCCGCTGCCCCTGTCAACCCACTACGCTGACGCTACACGAACCGGAAGGAACCCAGGGAGAATGACGAACTTGCTTGCACGAGAGAAGTGGCAGATCAAGACGATCGCCATCCTTGAACGCGTCTTCGAGGAGCGCGTCCGTCAGGTGGCGCAGTACGGCCACAACGACGACCTCGAGGACGGTACCGGCCCGAACGTGGAGTGGCTCTGGCCGGTCTCCGACCTCAACGCCACGGAAGCCGAGGCGGACTTCCGCGCCGAGTACGAAAGGTACGAGCAGGCCAAGGATCGGCCGACCTGGATGCACCTTGTCCGGGAGGAACTCGCCGAGTCGTTCGCCGAGTCCGACCCCGAGCGCCTGTCCGAGGAGTTGCTCCAGGTCGCTGCGCTCTGTGTCTCCTGGGTCGAGAGCCTGGAGAAGCGGTCATGAACCGGCAGGACCTCGAGGGCTACCTCCGGAGCCGACTCCGCGACTACCCCGAGATCGGGGACGAGCACATCGAGTCTATGGCGACGGGCATCCTGGGCCTGATCCCGCTGGAGGTCGCCCCTTACTCAGAGGGGCAGGAGACGCGCTTCAGAGCGCTGAAGGAGGCCTCTGGGGTACTTACCCCCACATACGGTCTCGCAGCCGCTCTGAGCCCCTCTCCCGAGCGTCAGAGGGCCAAGGCTCTCGTAGAGACCGTCGACTGGGTTCTTCACGGCCCGAACGAGTTGAACGAGTGAGACGTGGGCGGCATCTAGGGCGAGCACGAGTGCTCAACCCCGAGGTGCTGCTCCCGACCTACTCAGGGTCAACCCCTACGAACGAAAGAACCGGCATGAAGAAGATCATCCTGGGCGTCATCGCCCTCGCTGCCGTCCTGGCATTCAGCACCCCGCTAGGTGCTCAGGCTGCGGCACTCATCTCTGGCAAGGACGTCAAGGACCAGTCCCTCACCTCGGTCGACATCGCCTCTGAGGGCGTCGGCACCTCGGAGGTCCGCAACCAGTCGCTCCAGTCCGGCGACATCGCCGAGGGTGGCGTGGGTACCTCGGAGGTCCGTGACCGCTCACTGACCGGGACCGACCTGGCTCCGGCCACCGTGGAGCGCTTCCTGAAGGACACCAAGGGAATGACTCCCGAGGAGCAGGACGCATACGCCACCAAGGCTCACGCCAACGAGGTCGCTCAGGACGCCGAGAACGCTGCCAAGGGCTACGCCGACGCCAACGACGACAAGGGGTTCAACACCGCTCGTGCAGGCGCTGGCTACACTCAGACCGTTCCGGCCCACTCCATCGGCGTCGTCTACGGCAAGTGCCCGGAGGCTCGCCCGCTGGCCATCTCTGGCGGGTACCGGCTCAACGGCTGGGCTGCTGAGTCCTTCTCCGGTGCGAACCAGCCGCGTGTCGACGACGTCCTCGTGATCGCCTCTGAGCCCGCCGCGTACGTCGAGGGCGAGGGCCTGGTGAACTCCTACCAGCACCCCGACTTCCCGCAGACGCCGGGTGGCTCGTTCCAGGCCAACGCCTACGCCACGACCATCCAGAACGACTCGGACAACGAGTTGCAGGTCCGCGCCTGGGCCACCTGCGTCGCGCTCAACTGACCCCACCTTTCTGCCCGTCCCTATCTTCCCCGAGGGACGGGCAGAAAGTCTTTACTTACAAGAACTAGCGTTTCCTATCTGCATAGAGTATCGTTCTTTCTGTAGGGCTCACCGGGAGCCCAGCGAACCGGAGGAAGATCATGACCAAGAAAGCCCTCGCCACCGTCCTGTGGAACATCAGCCGCTTCGGACTGGGCCACCAGGCTTTCATTCGACACGACCTCTCGTACGACCTGATGTTCCGCCAGATGATGGCCAACACCAAGGCTGAACTCGAGGAAGAGTTGGACGCCAAGCGTCGCCGCTACGGCAGCGAGAACATCGACGCCATGATCGAGATCCTGGGATTCTGACCCACCTCTACAGAATAGGAACCGGAACCATGCCTGCAAACATCGACACCACCGACGGCATCTCTTCGTTCGTCGCCGCCCACGAGGACGCCTGGCACCGCATGGGTGTCACCCTCAACCACTCGTTCACCGCTCTTGAGGCGATGGAGGAGGGGCACCTCGGAGACTGGGACGTCCGCAAGATCCCCATGTTCGCCAAGGACGAGAAGACCGGCCTGACCATCGAGGTCCCGGGCCGTGCCTCGGTCGTCCGCACCAACCCCGTCAACCGCAAGAAGGTCGACTGGCTGGGCGACGTCGGCCAGGGCTACTCCATCATCCAGAACGAGGACCACGCTGCGTTCCTTGACGCTCTGGTGGACGAGTCCGGCGCTCACTTCGACACCGCTGGTGCGATCGACGGAGGCCGCAAGGTCTTCATCACGATGAAGTTGCCGGGGCACATCAACATCGGTGGGATCGACCCCGTGGAGAACTACATCGCTGCGGTCAACTCCCACGACGGCACCTCGTCCTTCGCCCTCATGGTGACGCCGGTCCGAGTGGTCTGCGCCAACACCATCCAGATGGCGTACCAGAACCACTCGCACATGATCAAGATCTCGCACCGGACCAACGCCCAGAAGAACCTGACGGCCAAGGCCCGGGAGGCGCTGGACATCTCGTTCAACTACCTCGACGCCTTCCAGAAGGAGGCGGAGCAGATGATCCAGACCACGCTCACCGAGGCGCAGTTCGAGTCCATCATCATGCGGGAGTTCGGCCCTGCGGACGACGCCTCGCCGACGGTGCGGACGCGCTCGCAGAACAAGGTCGACGACATCATGTCGCTCTTCGCTGAGGCCAACACCCAGGAGGGCGTGCGAGAGACCGTCTGGGCCGGGTTCAACGCCCTTACCGAGTGGGCTGACCACTTCGCCCCGACACGTGGCGACGAGGCTCACAGGGACCAGTACCGTGCCGAGAAGGCCATCCTGGACCCGTACCTCAAGACGCAGGCCCACCGGCTGATGTCGGCCCTGGTCTGATCCACACTCGGGGTCATCGTTCACGGTGGCCCCTCTGGGCGGATCAGCCCAATCGTTCGAACCGGAAGGAGGCCAGCCATGTCGCTGGCGAAGATCTACACAACCAAGAAGTCCCGCAAGGAATGGACGTGCGGCAAGTGCGGGGACAAGATCCCTGTCGGCAGCAAGGTCATCTCGTTCACTGTCGGCTTCCGTGGCAAGGAGCAGAAGCGGTGCGAGAAGATCTCCTGCTTCCCGCTGCGCTCGGAGTTGGAGTCGTCGCTCGTGAGCGGTGCGTACGCCGCTCTGGAGGGCGTGGACCTCGAGGGGCTGGATTCCCTTGAGGAGGTCCAGCAGGCCCTGGAGGAGGCCGCTCAGGGCGTCGATGACGTGGCGTCCGAGTACGAGCAGAACGAGATGTACGACGTCAACGAGGACCTTCAGGAGAGGGTCAGCATCCTCGAGGCCGCAGCCGAGGAGTTGCGGAACTTCGAGCCCGACCAGAGCGAGCCGGAGTTGGACGACTTCGACGGCGATGAGGAGACCTACAACGCCGAGTACGCGACCTTCATGGAGTCCGTCCGTGAAGAGGCCGGGAACCTGCTCGACGAGGTTGAACTTCCCTGAGGACAGAGAGTACGCCGCGCTGGTATCCCGGTGCGGCGTACGCTCGTTTACCATGACGAACGGAGAACCGGAAATGGCTACGCACCCAACGATCGCTCGGCTCGAGGAAATCATCTCCCGATGCCTGAGCACAGGAGACAGCACCAGAGAGATGGCAGCGGAGATCTTCCGTTCCTTCTCCTTCCTCGAGGACTCGAGCGCGAAGGCTGATCTCATTGACGCCAAGAAGCACATCACGAAACTCGAGAGGATCATTCAGATCCAGGAGGAGTACGCTCGTGCCGTCACGAGCGTGATGAACTCGAGCGAGGCCCTTGGTGCCGCCCGTGAGAAGTTCGAGTCCGACACCCAGAAGGTCGCAGAGATCTCCGTCGTCCTCGAGCAGGCTAGGGACGCACTCGCCAACGAAGGAGAGATCTGATGGACCCCGAGGCCATGACCGGCACCTACCACGACTACGAGGTCGCTGCCGCCGAGAAGGCGGTTCAGAGGATCGACCCTCCGGGCTGCGGCTGCACCGACTGCCTCACCGGATACTCACGACCGGCGAGGCCTGGAGAGAAGGAAGGCCCCGTAGAGGCGTCCCTCTCCCACGACGAACTCGTCGCCAAGTCCGACCAGCACGACGCCATGGTGGAGCGGATCTCGTCCGTCATCAAGGACATGATCGACTCCGGCAACCACTACTGGGCGAACGAGACTCTCAAGGCCGTTTCAGGCCATTCCTAATCCATGTGGACAAAGGACTAGCGTTCTGCGTCCGCGTCCGCTATGATGGTTCTGTAGGGCTCACCGGGAGCCCACGAACCGGAAGGGACATCATGTCCAAGAAGTACACCGTTGAGGTCGACGGCAACGTCGTCGCCGAGTACGCCCGCAAGGACCGAGCCGTCCGTGAGGCCAAGTACCAGGAGACCAAGGCCACCGAGTACATCAACGTCCTCTCCCCGGGAGGCCAGACGGTCCACCGCTGGGAGGCCCCCGCCAACGAGGACCCTCGTCCCTGCTTCGCCTGCGGTCACCTGCACGACCCCAACTCGAGCGGGGACTGCTCCGAGGCCACGTGCCTGTCGGAGTGCAACCACGACTCCTTCGCCCCTGCCGACGAGCCTGCCCCGGAGGACGAGGGAGGCTATGACTTCGGTGCCGCCGAGGAGCCCGCCGTCCGCTCCGAGGAGGACGCCAAGAAGTTCAGCATCCTCGAGATGAAGGCCAAGATCTCCAAGTTGCTCGCCAAGGCCGAGAAGACCGACAACGAGCACGAGCGGGATCTCTTCAACGCCAAGGCCGAGCGGCTCATGCTGCGCCTGGGCATCGAGGCTGCCGAGTTGGAGTCCGCTGGCAAGGTCAAGCCGGAGGAGATCATCACCGCTTCCCGTGACTTCCTCGGCAACTACTCCATCACGACCCTGCCGGGCGCTCACCGCGTCATGCGAGCGCTGGGGAACATGGACTCCTACCGGTACGACTTCACCTACACGAAGCGCCGGGGCGTCTACGTCGGACACAAGACGGACGTCGAGTCCTTCCTCACCCTGCTCGACTCGCTCATGCTCCAGGTCATGTCGGCGCTGCATGTCTGGCAGAAGGCCCACCGCGAGGAGCGCCGGGGTCTCACCGACATGGAGAAGTACAACCAGCACCGCGACTTCATCGAGGGCTTCTTCGACACGGTCGCCAAGCGGGTCCGCTCCGAGAAGACCGAGGAGGAGAAGACCGCCTCCACCGGCGCAGCCCTCGTCCTGGCCAGCAAGGCCGACAAGGTCGCGAACTTCATGCAGGAGAACCACGGAGACCTGAAGCCCTACCGAGGTGGTCGCTCTTCCTTCGGTGATGGCCAGTCGTACATCGCCGGTCGTGAGGCCGGACGCACCGCCAACCTCGGGGAGAAGAACCTCCCCGGATCCCACAAGGCTCTCAAGTGAGAGTCGTCGTCAACGGCCAGTACTTCGACTGGCCCGCTGGGTGGCCTCTTCCCCGTGCAGGGGAGGAGGTCATCCTCGGCGACGAGAGGTGGATCGTCGACCAGATCGAGTTCCGCCCACCCATGGCGCTCAGCGTCCCCAAGGTGACCTCGAGTGGGTACCCTTCGTACTCGGCGTTCGGGACGGATGCTTGCATCGTCCTGGTCGTCTCCCCGCCTGCTCCCTGGGACCCCAACAAGAGCGGCATCTCGATCCAGGAAGGAAAGACCGATGGCTCTTCACCCTCGTGACGCTCGCGTCCTGACCATCGTCGGATGGTTCTTCTTCGTCGTCCTCTTCGCCATGTTCGGCCTCACGATCTACATGTGGTTCCGGCCATGAGCGACCTCTTCAAGACCTACAAGAGGCACGAGACCCACGTCCTCGAGGTGGCCACGATCACGGAGGAGAACATCTCCCAGATCGCCGCCTTGGTCAAGGGCTCCGTGGACTACTCAGGGGACGCGCCGGTCCTGATCGACAACGACCGGAAGATGACGTGGAAGATCGGCTGGCAGGTGTCCTACCAAGAGGGCGTCGGCCTCATCAACCAGAACGGATTCAACAGCAGCGGTCACTGGGAAGAGGGGGCATAGGATGGACCTGCTGACTGGGGACCCCCAGACCAACAACGAACCCACGCCGATCTTCAACTCCGTGTTCATCGACTTCGTGAACGCTGAGAAGACCGATCGACCACGAGACGAGAAGGGACGGTTCAAGAGCAATGACGACTGAGTACATCCTTGAGATCGTCGAGCGATTCAGCATGATCGCCACCAAGCACAACCCCGACGAGAAGTGGTGGCTCGACTGGGCAGTCGCCGCGCCGGGTGGAGCAGGCAAGCACCTCACTGCCTCCTGGTTGGCGATGAACTCCCTGAAGGAGGTCTACCGGGAGGCTGACGACATCCAGTCCTGCTACGAGTACTTCGGCGGTGTGGGGGCGCAGGGCCTCATGGCGGAGCGTCTCTTCAACATCAAGGGACGCCACCAGATCAACGAGTGGTCGATGGACGCTATCACCCACCTTCAGTCTGTATTCCAACAGGGTGTCCGCATCGCTCACCAGGACGCGTACGCCGACTCGACTCAGTCGGAGGGCCACGACCTCGTCCTGGTCGACTGCGGCGATCTGACGGCCTGGAAGACCCGTGAAGGTGAGAAGCCCAGGGCACTACTGGACAAGGTCTTCTCCGGCAATCCTCGGGCCGTCCTGCTTACCGACATCGCCTGCCGGTACCTCCACCTCCAGCGCGACCGCTACGAGACCCTCCTCGGTGAGGGCTCCTGCGTCGACTACTACACCTACCTGCACGCCTTCCTGGACAGGTTGGATGACCTCTACGGCTACGAGTTGCATGAGGGCTACTACGACAGGTGGTCGGCCGTCATGGCTCTCGTGCCCTCGGACATCGCTCAGAACGATGCCACATTCATGAAGCACGACCGGCTCAAGCCCACGCCGGACAAGCCCGTCGGTCTGTCGGTGCTGTGATGATCCACCACTACTACCACGTCTACGCCGACGGCCAGTGGCGCGTCCCTCTTGAGGAGCACATCGCTGCGGTATCCACCATCGGCGAGAAGGTCGTCACCAAGATCGGCATCGTCGGTAGCGCCTCCAATGCAGCCTTGGTCTCCGACGCCCTCCCGGAGGACTGGGAGATCTGCAACTGGTCCAGCGAGGGTTGGGAGCAGGAGACCCTGGACCTCATCTACATGGATGCAGGCGAACTCAACGGCCCGGTTCTCTACGCCCACACCAAGGGTGCAGGGGTACCCATGCCGTACTCAGACGACTGGCGTCGTTGCATGAACCGGATCATCACGGACTCGAAGGTCTGCCTCGACCTGCTAGCCGAGGGGCACGACACCGTAGGGTGTCACCTGCTCACTCCAGAACGCTGGCCTCAGATCGGGGACAAGCCTTTCTACGGAGGGAACTTCTGGTGGGCCACTGACGACCACATCCGTAGACTCGGCCCTCCCGAGAACGACACCCGATTCCACGCGGAGGCTTGGCTGACCTCCGTGCTCCCGAACAACCCAGCCAACCTCGTCCCCGGATGGCCCGGAGGCGACTGCCACAAACACCTACCGAAGGAAGTCTCATGAGGAAGTTCTACGTCTTCGTCCTGGCCACTGTGATGGTTCTCTGCTTCAGCGCTGCCGTTTACGCCGACAGCCGTCCCTCCCAGACGTACGGCGGCTATCAGGTCACCGTCGTCGAGGAGACCGGAGGGTTCACCAATGGCGCAGCCAACGTGACTGCGATGTGTCCCGACTCTTCCTGGGTCGCCACGGGCGGAGGCTGGCAGGTCGAGGGAACCCCGATCACCAGTTTCATCATCCTGACCGACAAGGACACGCCCAACGGAGACGGCTGGATGGTCGTGGCTTCTGACGTCGGTGCGACCTCAGCGACCGAACTGCACGTCCGTGCCATCTGCACCAAGATGGGATGACGATGAATCCGAACCTCGACAAGATCGGTCTGAAGTATGGGACCGACAAGGCCAGCAACGGCCATGACTACCTGAAGGTCTACGAGCAGATCATGCCGGTGTACGCCCCGGTTCAACTGCTGGAGATCGGCTGGTTCGACGGAGCCTCCATGAAGACGTGGCGGGAGTACCTGCACCCGGAGTCCGTCATCGTCGGCGTCGACATCGACGACAAGGATCCCATCGAGGGAGTCCAGTTCCACCAGGTGAACGCCACCACCCCCCGGCTGCTCGAGGAGGTCGGCCACTACGGCAAGTTCGACTTCATCATCGACGACGGGTCACACCTCTCGCCGGACGTTGTCCAGACCTTGCTGCTCCTCTGGCCGGACGTCGTCCCTGGAGGCTACTACATCGTGGAGGACCTGCACGTCTCGTACCACCCGGACTGGAAGGGCTGGGACCCGACTCGACCGACCCGGGGGAGGATCAACGGTCAGCCCTCGATGGAGTTCCTCAAGACGTTGGTAGACAGTGTCCACTACCAGCACGCCGGAGCCGGACCATCCAAGGCGGTCTTCACGGACATCGCCAGCGTCGCCTTCTACCCTGGCCTCGCCATCCTGAGGAAGAAGCCGTGAAGTGCTGGAGGTGTCTCGAGGAGTTCAAGACCTGGGCCGAACTCTTTGACCACAAGGAGAACGACTGCACCGAGGTCTCCTGGTCCGACTACGCGGAGCATCACTGATGAACAGGCTACAGATCTTCCTCATCGGGACCCTCTCCGGGAGCATCGCCGGTACGGTGACGGCCATCATCCTGAACGAGGTCTGCCGATGAACGCGATGGAGGCCCTCAAGACAGCGCGTGCCATCCTGAGGACCTCCCGACCGGACGTCGCTCACGAACTGGGAGAGATCATCTCCGCAGCCGAGTCCCTATCACATGGTGGTCCGAGTGAAGGTTCCTCACGAACCGACTCTGGACCGTCATCCCCGTCCTAGCCACGAGGACATGATCGGTTCGGTTGGCTGGAGAGATCCAGTGCTGCGTACTGACCATGTCGGGGATGTCCCGCTCAGGACGATTCCAGTCACCGCCCACAATCACGGGCCGAGACGGAAGAGCCGCCTTGGTGTTCGTGAAAGCCTGCCGCCAGCGAGCCTTCCGGTCCTCCTGGCGGCAGTTCTTCTTGGGGTCTCCCCATGCCCCGTTCGGGAAGTGCAGGTTGACCGCAGTGAACCCTCCGAACCCCTTGACGGTTATCCAACGCGCTGGATTGTACGATGGACGCCCGTTGGGACACCTCGGGGTAGGATCGGACACCCGAAGGGTCTTCGCCCGGGAGATGGGCGTCAGAGCGCTCGTACGCCATGAGATGGGGACGCCACCCTCGGCTCGAGCGGTTGACTTCCACCCACGTCCCTGGATGGCCTGATAGTCAGACCGGTCGCGGATCTCCTGCCAGAGGATCAGGTCGCAGTTCTGGCGGGCCTCCCGAGCATCCGCACGCACCTTCCAGTCCGGCATGTCCGGGGTGTCCTGGATGTTGACGGTGCAGACCCGAAGGTCACGAGGTGCGGCGTGTGCTGGCTGTACCGCCACCGCACCGACCAAGATGAGTGAGATCGCCAGCACACGCCACGTCATCATGCGGCCTCCGGCCCCTTGAACCACTTGCCGATGCCACGAGCCTTGAGGGAGAGCGGGTCCGGGGTCGTGACCCGGCCAGACCTCTTGTCGCGGGGGAGCGTGGACTCGAAAGCCCGCCAGGCCGCGACGGTCTTCGGGCCGACGTAGCCGTCCGTGACGAGGCCGAGAGCCCACTGGATCCGAGCGACACCGTGGTATCGCTGGATGTTGCCCTCGCGAGTGCCCTGCGCGATCTGGAACTGCTCCTGGATCTTGGCCAGGTCGGACACGACGTCCGGGTCCCAGACCCAGGGCTTGGCCCCACCGATGGTGCCGTTGCGGATCTTCTCCGCGACACGGTGAACGGCAGCCGCGCCCTTGATGATCTCGAAGTGCATCTCGTCAGCACGGTTCTCGTAGTCGCCGCCCCAGCGGATGACGCCCTCGAGTTCCTTGAGGATCGCACGGATCGCGGCGACCTGCTTCGGGGTAAACGTCCCCCGCTTGCCGAGCACGTGAGCCGGTGCGTTGAAGTCGTTGGCCGTAGCCGACGCATGGTTGCTGATCACGGTCAGCGATCCGCGGACAGGGCGCTTCGCCCAGCCCCAGGACCAGTCCTTCCGGATGTGCTCGACACGCTCGTTGAACTGCTGCCCAAGCCAGGTCAGGATCGTGTCAACATCGCCAGGACGTACGCGCCCGGTGATGTAGGGTGTCGTGGCCGGAGGTGCCATGTCGTAGACAGGCCAGCCGTTCTGTGAGACAGCCATCACTCGGCCTCCGGCATCTGCTCGCCCTCAGGCTCCTCACCGAACCAGTCCGGACGCTCAGGGGCATCCGGGTCAGGCATCGGGAAGAACGGAGGCTCGTCGTCTTCTCTGGGATCACTCATGGAGGGTTTCCTTTCCGTTCAGTTCGAGGGTACCGGATCGGGGGTCGGCTCAGGGGGAGGCGTGCACTCGACCGTCTGAGTCGTGTCGTCCGTGAAGGTGAACGTGAAGGTCCCGGTGCCCTGGCTGCAATCGACGGACTTCACTCCTCGGCCAGCCGCGCCGGTGTTGCCTGTCTCACCGGTCCGGACGCACTTGTCCTCCCGGGCCTGGCAGTAGGAGACCATGGCGGCGTCAGCCTGCGCCTGGGTCATGTCCTCGCCGTCCTCACCACGGCACCTCTCGGCACCCTCACCGCAGAGCGCGACAACGGCCAGGTCGACCTGCGCCTGAGTCACGACCCCGTCCTCGCCACGGCAGCGATCCCCAGTGCCGCACAGAGCCGAGACCGCCATGTTCACCTGACGCTGAGTAGGTCCGGGAGGCTCGCAGCGACCTGACCGGCACCAGATGGCCACCGCTGCAAGAGTCTCAGCGGCTGTTGCAGGCCTTCCCGTGAAGCCTCTGGGGCCTTGCACCGCCGCAACTGCGGGAGCGTCTTCTACGGCCTTCTCCGTGTCCTCAGCCTGCTCACATATGGCACCCTTGAGGACGCCCTTGCTGCACTCGGTCGTGACCTGGGTGGCGAGGTCTGCACCCTTGTTAGCGGACGTGAGGATGCTGGCCACTACGATCCACCCAGAGATGGCGAAGGAGACCACTCCGATGACCAGAGCGGCGATGCCGATCATGCGGACGCGTCGGGTCTTGACGTCATGGCTGCGCCGGATGGCAGCGTCCATGACCTGCTGCTCCTGCTCAGTCATGCGCCCTTCTCCAGTTCTCGTGCTCGAGTCTTCCAGAAGTCGACCTTGCGTTCCAGCACCTGCTTGTCCGCGTGGCAGTCGGCGAGTTGCTCGTCCCGCAGAGTGAGACGTTCGTCCTTGACGTTGAGTTCCCTGCGGTGAATCTCGTCCATGGTTGCCTTGGACGTCTTGGACTTCTCGATGCGGACGTTGATGACGGTCGCCGTGAGAGTGACCGCGCCCCCGATGACAGCGACAGCGATACTCGCGATGAGGGCGATGATTGCAGCATTCACTCCACGACCTCTCTGGCTAGGCTACAGGTTCAAAGCGAGACTCGAAGGAGCACTCGGACTCGACGTTGAGGACCTTGGTGAAGTCCTGCCGGGAGACGTAGAGATACGACTCGAAGACCGCCGTGTGGGACATGGGAGTTGTGCCCTCGCCGTCCCTCCACATGTCGAAGGTGAGGGTCCACATCCCGTCGGACTCACCAGCGTTCACCAGATTGCTGAACGCGATGGACTCGTCGTGGAGGTCCTCGGGACGCACCGAAGCGATGAAGACGTCCAGATCCTCGATCCTGTTGATCTGGTAGGCGTCAAAGATCCCGGCAGGCTGAGGTTCGGTGTCAGGGTACGGGTTCTTCCACTGGTGGAGGGCCATGTCTGTATCCTATCCGAGGAGGTATGAGGAGGCGCACGAGACGCCGTTGGACTTGGTGATCGTCAGCGAGTAGTTCAACTCACCCGCAGTGTTCACCCAGAACCGGCCTGCCGCGTTGGCGTCAGATCCGGCTACAGCGAACATGGAAAGTGTACTTGGTCGGAACCCAGCCGGGATATCGCCAACGATGACGGTGCCCCCGGCGGTGATGGTTCCACCGATGCGACCACGCATATAGACCATCTTCCCGATCCGGCGGACCATGGGGGTCTCACCACTCGGGTTGAAGGTCGCACGGAGGGGGATGGTGACCCACCCGGAGTCATAGTGGAGGCTGGCTGTGTTGACCTCCGTCGAGTGGTTGCTGATCTCCGTCGTGATGGCGTTGTTGATGCCTGTCCGGGACGGGACGTCTGAGGGCTGGAGCAGCGTCATCTACATTGCCTCCTCAATCTCGGCCACGGTCGTGGCGGTGGGCGTACGGTCGAAGTCTACCCAAGTGTAGTCGTCCCACAGGGCGTCAAAGGTCGTCCAGGTGCTGGTCGGCAGAGCGTTCGCCCAAGCCTCATCGAAGTCCTCCCAGGTGGGCGGCATCAGGAGGAGGTCGATCTTCTGGCTTACGTTCCCAGGCTCTCCCTCCAACTCGACCTTCGTGACGAGCGCGTTGGACTTCACCCCGGTCCGCTTGTGCTGGATCTCGATGACGTCGCCCAGGTCCAGCCGATAGTCCGGGATCGTCTCGATGGTCTTGGCTTTCCAGGACCGTCGGTTGACCCGGGCCCAGATGAAGTCCGCCAGAGCCTCAGCATCGTCAGGGTGCTGGACATAGTGGCCCAGATCGACCTCGATCCCCGTCTTGGAATCCGTCGCCGCCACGCCTCGCTCGATCGTAGCCTCCTGCGTCTGGGAGTAGTACCAAGACGACCGGATCTTGACCCAAGGGGTGCCGGTGTTGTCCACCATGTGAAACGGGCTGGCAGTGTGGTTGACGATGTACAACTTCCACGTCGCAGAAGACACCCGGTCGATGCGCATGGAGATGTCGGTTCCGGGGGCGATGTGCGCGCCGGATCCATTGTTGTACCGGTGGGCGTCCCACACATGGTAGACCCCGTTGTCGCTGTCCTTGCGGATGAAGGGCAGCATCTTGAGGTCAGTGGGGTAGAGATACTCCAGCGTGAAGAAGAACTCGTTCGCTCCCGGGCGGACGATGAGGACTTCCTGAAACTCGTAGATGGTGGGTAGGCCCACCTGGCTGGGGTCCGCCACGATGGCTTCCAAGGGACGATACTTCAGGACCAGGCGGTCAGCCTGATCCGCGTAGTCCATCTCCCAGGGGAGGTCCTCGAAGCGCAGGCCGACGTCCACGATGCGCTCCTGCTGGAGATTGTTGAGGCCTGCCAGCGTGAAGCGGTTGAGGACCTTCAGATCCCCGTAGACGTCCGTGATGAGGCTGCCCTGCCAGGCCTCAACGATGGCCTGCATGGTAGACCACACACCAAGGTTGGGGTCCAGCCAGGGAGACTGGATCTGACCAAAGAGAGGCTCGATGTACAGGCGTCCCTGATCCCCGCCGATGGTGTTGAGGAGGTCCGCCCGCACGCTGGTCGAGTTGAGGCTGTTATCGATCACGGAGTAGTTGGAGAGCACGCCGTCTCCGACGCTGCTGTTGCCGAAGACCGAGACTTCGATGTTGTGGTCGTTCAGTCGAGACAACTGGTTCGTCATGGGGTGGACGAAGGGGCCGAACCAGAACCCGTCCCGACGACGGACTCTGATCGACGCCGAGTTGTATCCGGTGGCGCTGGCCACCCCCATCGTCACTTCGATCTGGATTCGATTCGGGGTGTCAGTGTCACGGGTGATGTCGTTGTTGTTGAAGGACGTGTTGGGGTTGGCTACGCCGTTAGACCCCGTCGAGTACACGATGATGTCGACGTCGCTGTTGCCGGTCTCCGCCTTCAACTGGATGCCGAAGCGACCGTTGGTGGGGATGTCGTTCCACTCGAACCCAGCCCAGGCATTGTTGATGTCGAGGGTGATAGAGAAGGTCTGTGGGACCTGATACTCCACCTCGTAGATGACGTCAACGGTGCTGTCTGCTTCTGTGCTCAGACCGACTACTCCCTCAGACGACCCCCAGGAGTAGGACGAGGAGGTGCTGAAGGGTGCGTTGAGCGGGTGGCGAGGGAGGAGAGACCCCTGAAGAGGGACATCCAGAATGGGGCTGTAGCCGTTCTGACCGGGGGTTACATTCGGGCCTGCTCGGAAACCGATCTGCTCAGCCAGTTCAGCCACCAGCCAGATCGGGTCCTTCAATTGAGCGGCGATCTCCTCCGCCGTGATGTCGTTCTCCCACTGCTGATCGAGGACCCCAGGAGTTGCGTCCTTGTTCTCGATCTGGCGCTCGTCAAGATCCACGTCCACGCCAAGGGTCCTGATATCCCCCGAGGCATCTGCGACCTTAAACTGGCCGGTGGGGATCTCCGTCCCGCCTTCTGGGGCGAGGAGTATCTGGGCGTCCGAGCCTGTGAGGTTGTGGACGTCCCTCTGCTTCCAGGGATAGTCGTCTGCCCGCCTCTTCAGGAGAGCCTTCCCAGTGCCGACAGAGAGACCTGTCTTGTGCCGGACCTGACCGGGGAGAGAAGACGAGGCGATCTCTCGGACGCTGTTCCAGGAGCCTACCTGCCAGCGCCCAGACGCAGCCTCAGTAGAGAGGGTCTCCACGTGAGCAAGAGGAGCGTTCTCCACCCACGTCTGGACAGGCCAGTCATCCGGGATCTCGATAGCCATCAGGACACCCCTACGTCAAGCGGGGTCACCGCGTCCATAGCGACTTCCTGGAGAGTGAAGGTCGAGCCTTCCCGGGGGAGGTCGCATGGGTCGCATGCAGCGGGCCAGATCACGTTGGTGTCGAGGGAGGGGTCCTGAACGGAGACCGCGCAGGGCATCCTCCGTCCGGCCCGATACTTGTTCGGTGCACAGTCACCTTCGTAGACCATGAGCCCAGCGGTGAATCCGAGCGCAGGCTGCACCGTCACGATGCCATCCGCGACCGGTGTGAAGACGATGGTGGACTGGTGAGGGTTCGCCAGGGTCGCACCAGCAGCACCGTTCACAGATCCCACAGCAGCGCCCGAGATCTGGAGCGCCACCTGGCCGCTACCCAGACGAGTCCAGACGGTGGCGGTGTAGGTGACTCCAGCCCTCACCGGGATCTGAGTCTTGATGCCTGTCTCAGGCGTCGGCCCGCCGTCGTAGGCAGGGAGCCAGATGGGCTGCCCCTCCGACTCCCCGACGTTGTAGATCTCAGGGCCGGAGGTGGCATTCGGGTTCCGCCACTGAGTCACCAGATCCGGAGGCACCATGTTGACCTTGGCCGCGTTGGTGTCCAGGAACAGAGTCCTCATCGAGGGGTCGTTGAAGTTGTAGTCGTACGCCGCTGTCTCCAACGCCGCAGTGGCAGCGGCTGTGGCGTACTCGTACTTGAGCGTCCATGTTCGCGGACCTCGAGGCGCTCTCTGGACGTACCGGTATCCGTCGACCGTGACCAGATCGTTGAAGGCTCGACCAGGCTCCACGGGGACCTCCGGAGCGATGCCCTCGAGGTGGACCCACTTGCCGTAGAGACGCAGCCAGTACGGCGATAGCGTCACCGGGATCTCGGGCGTCATGCCAGCACCTCCGCATACTTCTTTCCGTCCAGATACCACTGGGCCTTGGTGCGGCGATCCGCGCCGAGGGTGATGACCAACTTCAGGGACGCCATGGCCTTGACCAGTGCTGCCGCGAAGTCTACCTGGGGAGTGTTGACAGTGACCGAGGGAGCCGCTGGAGTAGCCGCTCCAGCGGCCGGAGCAATGGGCGTGGTGGTTGCAGCCTGAACGCCTGCCATCGCCCCGGAAATCTCCGGTACGGCGGCGTTGGCGGTCTTCTCAATGGACTTGGCGAAGTCCTTCATCATGGCTTCACCAGAGTAGGTGGTGTAGCCCCTGCCCGAGAAGGGCCCTTCCTTGGCGGGAGAGAAGGGGAACAGGTTCCTGACCGCACCCACCGCAGAGGACGCAGCACCCACGGCCTTGCCGATGCCGGAGGTGATGCCGTCAGCGAAGCCGGAGATGAGGGAGTAGCCCGACGACCAGAGCATGGAGCCGAGGTTGCCCAGCGCTCCGCGGACTCGGCCCGGCAGGCTGGCCACGAGGCTCACGACCCGACCGATGCCGGACGACACCGACGAGCGGATGGAGGCGAACCCTCCCGACACGATGCCTCGAGCCGCAGCGAGGCCAGAGGAGAAGGCACCTCGGATCCTGGCCACTCCACCAGCCACCGAGGAGATCATCCGGGAGATGGCTCCCGTCACGGCTGCCCGAGCGGCGTTGATGGAACTGGACACGACGGCACGGATGCGGTTGAAGCCGGAGGAGACGGCGGCTGCCGCTGCCTTGTTCATCGCGATGAAGGACTTGACGGCTCCGATGAAGGAGCGGATCGACCGGATCACGACCACGATGACAGCCACGATGCCGCGCACGACTGCAACGAAGGCGCGCACCTGGTTGACGACGGATGCACCAAACGCCTTCAGGAGGATGACGCCGACCTTCTGGACGATGGGCCACGCAGCCTGCATCGCTGGCAGGATGTCGCTCCTGAAGGCTGCACCGATCTCCCGTACAGCGGGTGCAACGATGGCCTTGATCTGGTTGAAGACGCTGACCACGACGGCACGGGCTGCCTCCGACTTCGCCATGAAGAGAGCGAAGGCTACGACCAGTGCACCGATGACCCCGACCACGATGAGGACCGGAGCGGAGACCGCAGCGAAGACACCCATGATGGCCCCGACCGAAGAGATCAGGACACCGATCACCACGATGAGCGGGCCGATGGCTGCAGCGATAACGCCGAAGATGACGATGGCGGTCTGCATCCCCTTGGGGAGTTTCCCGAATCCCTCGATCATCTTCTGCAGACCCTGAGCGACAAACTCCACCACGGGGGCGAGGGCCTGGCCGATCTGCAACTTGAAGGTATCCCAGGCACCGCTGAGTTGCTCGAGTGTTCCGGCCAGCCCGCTCATGCGGGCATCCGCAAGGTCTGATGCAGCGTTCTGGTCGAGGGTGGCCTTGGAGTACTTCGCCCACTCGTCGGCTCCAGTGTTCACCAGAGCGTTGACGGCGGCGATGGTGGAGGCGTCGTTGCCGAAGATCTTCCCGATGGCGATCTTCTTGGCCTCGTCGCTCATGCCACTGAAGGCACCGGCGAGTTCACCAGAGATCTCGTAGATCGACTTGAAGGATCCGTCGGCATTCGTGAAGTCGAGGCCGAGCCCCTTCATGGCCGAACGGGCAGCGTCCGTCTGAGGCACGAGCCGGTTGAAGACGGCAGCCAGAGACGTACCTGCAACAGACCCCTCGAGACCGTTGTCGGCCAGGGCTGCGAGGGCAGCAGATGTGTCGGCCACGTCCATGCCGATCCCGGCAGCCGCCGAGCCCACCAACTTCAGGGACTCCGCCATGTCTGCAACGGAGCCCTTGGAGGCGTTGCTCGCCCCAGCCAGAGCGTTGACGACCTTCGCCGAGTCTGTGGCCTCGAGGCCGAACTGGGAGAGCGCGGACGTGACGATGCCTGCAGCGTTGCCGAGTTCAAGACCCTCGGTGGCCGCGAGGTTCATGACCTCCGGCACAGTCTGCATGATCTGCTCGGTGGACTGGCCAGCCTTGCCGAGTTCCAGCATGGCGTCCGCTGCGTCCTGTGCAGAGAAGACGGTGGACGCGCCGAGTTCCATGGCCTGCTTCTCCAGCAGACCCATGTCCTTGCCGGTCGCCCCAGTGGCGGCCTGCATGACGTTCATCGTCTGCTCGAACTGCGCAGCAGACTTGACCGCCTGGACTCCAATCCCGACCAGGGGAGCAGTGACAGCGAGAGACATCGATGCGCCGACGCCGGTGATGTCCCGACCGACCTGCTTCACCGACTTGGAGGCTCCAGCGAGACCCTTGTCGACGCCTTCCTTGGTCTGCTGGCGGAACTTGGATGTGTCCGCTCCGATATCGACTACGGCTTCACCGAGTGACACGGTCTCCCCTCCTCTCCATATCTGGGAGGACGGGGTTCCCTGCGTCCGAAGGGAGTATACCTTGAAACTAGTCTGCGCGAGGACTAGTAATTCTTCTCTGCATGGACTATCGTTCTAGTTGTTGGGCCACCGGGGTCCACGAACCGGAAGGAAACGACATGAGGATCATCTGGGACTTCATCCGCTGGGTTCCCGTACGCCGCGCCCAGGTAGACGCCAAGACAGCCACCATCCAGTGGGCTCTCAACACGGTCTTCCGCATGGTGGCTGTCGCCATCTTCGCCACCACCTGTGGCTCCGCCTTCGTCGTGACCAAGTCTCTCGAGAGCGAGAAGCCTGAGAACGTCCCGACCTACCAGACCCACCTCAAGCAGGGCAACCAGATGTGCGAGCAGCCGATGGTCATGTCCAAGCCTGACCTGTGGGCCACGGACGTCGTGGTCGTCAAGCAGGACGGCAAGACCGTCAAGATGGACACGACTGAGGCCTGGAACCGGGGCAAGTCTCCGGAGCGCTCGGACGACGTCTGGGTCATCGGCATCTGCGCCGAGGACCTGGTCGCTGGCCCGACCGGGGAGAAGGATGTCGTGGTCGACGTGACGTTCGAATGAAACTCCTCCTGGTCCTCTCGACCCTCGCAGCAGCCGTCCTCGTCTGGTCCGTCTACATGGGGCTGACCGCTCCCGAGCCTCCCCGTGTCGACCGCTACGGCTACGCAGTCTCCGACGAGTGCACCGAAGAAGACCTCGAGGACGGGGTCTGCTACACCTACGACGACATCAGGAATCTGCCATGAAGCGAGCATTCATCCTCATCGAAGTCAGCGCCGAGACGGACGAGGAACTCAGAGCCAAGGTCGGAGCGATCCGCAGGCCTCTCACTCTCCCTGACCTCGCCCACCTCCCCTTCTACGAGGACCGTGGCCCGATGCTCCAGGAAATCAGCCCAGAAGGGAAGGATCTCTACGGGTCCATGACGAACCACTGGACGGACTTCGCCTGGCTCTTCGACAACCTGCCGTGGCGTTCTAGTCTCTGATAGGTGCCGGAATCTCGGTTCACCCCCGACGTTCTCGAATTCTTTACCTTCAAGGACTAGTCTTTTCCATCTGCATGGACTATAGTTCTTCTTGTAGGGCTCGCCGGGAGCCCACGAACCGGGAAGGCAAGACCATGAAGACCCTCGTAGACGCAGCCAAGTCGGACTGGAGCACCTCCATCGCGACCATCGCTGGCGGCAAGGCCCACCGCATCTCCACCCGCACCCTCCTCGAGGACGCCGAGGTCGAGCGGTTCAACTACCGGGGCAAGCCCGCTGGCAAGGAGACCATCAAGGCAGGCACGACCCTCTACTACTCCACGACCTGCGGCACCCAGCGCCACGCCAAGTGGGGCATGACCTACCAGAACCAGTACCAGCCCGCTGACGAGGTCACCTGCATCAAGTGCGGTGCGGCTGAGGTCAAGAACGTGGTCACCGCGAAGGTCGGCCCCAAGTGGACCTACATCTTCGTCGACGGCGAGCAGGTCGCCGAGGTCCGCACCGGCTACCACGAGCCGGTCATGGTCGCCATCAAGGACAGCCTCTGAGGGCAGAGCAAGACCCCCAGCCCACCCGGCGCTGGGGGTCTGCTGCTACATCCCGCTGAACTCTGCAGCGAAGGCGTCGAATGCCTTCGCCTCGGCTTCCTTGGACCACGGACCCCGGCTCACCGCGACACCCTTGGGAGGCATCCAGAGAGTCCTGTCGACCTTGTCTATTTCCTCCTGCGTCCCGTTCCTGGTGAGGAAGTGGTAGACGAGATTGAGGAACCTGTCGACTGGAAGATCCATGGGGTCGATGCCCCGTGACGCTGCCCACCCATCGAACGTCGGCCAGTACTGCTTGGCAGACGCGAAGAGGCGCAGCGTCACGAAGTAGGGCGACCCGTCGCCGACCGCTCGACGAACGACTTGATCATGTCCCGGAGGTCAGGGAAGTCGACGTCGTCTTCCGGGTCACGGAGCCGCGCCTCGAGGTGATCCTCGTCCTCCTTGGACAGGCCCTCGCCGAGCCAGTCCATCATCGCCTTCAGGCCCTGGTTCTCGTCCTCGTAGATGTCGAGGATCATGGTCGCCGTCTTCGGCGGGTTGAAGGTGTAGACGTGGTCGTCGCCGCTCACCTTGAACTTGATGGGGTCCTTCCGCCGAGCGGCGATCGTGAACTCCATGACTTCGTCAGCCATCATTCCTCCTACGTAGTGTGGCTACCCCTGCAGGTGATAGCCTACCTCGTCACTCGAAGTCTGCCACAGTCAGGGACTCGAGCGCCCTCGTGAGGTACTTGACGCCTTCGATCCCACGCACCTGCTTTGCGAAGACGTACGTCCCTGAGGAGCCAGTGAACCTGAGGACCTTGGCCCGCCTGGGGTAGATCGGACCCTGCGTCCCCTCGTGCTGGTAGATGGCGTAGTCCAGGTCAGAACCCACCTGATACCACACGCCTCCCTTGCCTCCGCGCAGCCGTCGCCCGACGATAGACTGTCGAAGCGCTCCAGTGTCTACTCGACCGCTTGTCGTGATGTTGGCCTTGGCACGGTCCCGCACCTTGCCAACAGCCCTCCAGACGGCTTGTGGAACCGTCTGCTGCTCGAGGATCCGATTGAACTCGGCCTCGTTCCACTTGATGTGGTATCCCTGGGACATGCCTCAAGGATACGGCACGGGAAGAGCCCCAGCCGTAGCGTGATCGGCTGGGGCTCTTGTCTTGGCTGGGGCTCTATACAGGACGCCTCGGTCTTCCTGATTCTAGGCTCGGTTGGCCCGGCTGCTACCGCTGAGCATCCACGTCTCTGTCGTTTGCACGTGGCCTCTGTCTACGCTCCCTCGATGCTAGCCCCTCAGGAGAGCACCTACTCTACCTCACGGACACTGCACGCAGGGGTCGACTGCGAGATGGATACCCCACTCACCGCCGTGACATCCACCGTTCACGCCCTGCGGAGCCCAGCGGTCCAACTTCATCTGCATGATCCCCTTGATGCCCTTGAGATCGCACAGGATGGTGTTGAGGAGGATCATGGCGTCGTCCACCATCTCCTCGCCATCCCCGGTCACTTCCTCCGGCGTGGGTGCCTTCAGGTCGTCATCGATCTTGTGCGCACAGCGGATGACGCCGAGACCGATGTGGACGTCCAGCATGTTGATGGCGCACAGAGCCCCAGCCGCGCCCCGCTGGTTGGCGTCGAACTGGGGGAAGGGTGCGGCTGGGAAGATCTCGATCACCCTCAGGTACAACTGGCCCTCGCAGCAGTCGTCCCAGGCCGGGAGATTCCCTGGCGTGAGTTCCACCCGACCCGTGGGGACACCAGCCTCGATCAGGGCGCTGGAGGCCGCAGAGAGGACCCCTCGCAGGATGGGCTTCAGATCTACGGCCATGTGCGTCTCCGCGCCTTGTATCGGGGTTGGTCAGGACTGATGACGTGACTCCGGGACGGAGGCTTCGTCACGGATGCGATCCAGTTGTCGATGAGCCAGATGCCGGTGTGGCCCTTGTCGATGTCGTCGAAGGCATCCAGCATGGCGATGGTGACGCCCTGCCGGGTGATCGTCTGGACTCGCTGGGGGAGGGCGCAGGTCTTGTCACCGCAGGCTGCCTTCGCCAACTCGACGGCGAGACGTCCCGCAGCCACCTGACCGCCGACTGGGACAGCCGTGCCTCGAGTGTAGTTGATCTCCATGTCGCACGCAGGCCAGGATCCGTCGTCCCTCACCAGGAGGGCGCGGTTGTCGACGTGGTAGTTCGCAGGGTCCAACTCCACGCCGTCGATCGTGATGGACTCCACCGACTCGATGGGGCCGGGGATCTTCAGGGGAGACGACCCTCCACAGCCACACTTGTCGCCACAGCCGCCGCAGCCGATGTTGAACCAGAGACCGTCGATGAGGACGGGAGTCCACGGGCCGGTGCCGACTCCACCAGGACGTACGGTCGGGCCGGATCCCCAGAAGGATGAGCGCCCCTCGGTGCAGTCCTGGCGGCACGGCTGGATGGTCACGGAGCAGGTCCCATAGGAGCGACCCGTCCAATTCCAGAGGTACTCCTTCGCCATCTGCTCGAAGGTCTCGACCCCGGACGGAGGTAGGGACGCCAGAGGCTCCGGCATCACCCCACCTGGGCAGCCAGCGTACGACGTGGGCCATTCACACGGCAAGACGTCCGTCATGGTGTCTCCTGTCTACAACTCTGGGCTGGGGGTGCGCCCCTCCACAGGATACCCCCAGCCCAGAGAAGATTGTTACGCGTCCGGAAGGAACGGCTGCAATCCGCAGACCGACGCAGGCGGGGCGATGCCCGTCCGCACCAGAAGCAGGTGGTCCAGCGGGTCGAGCGGTGTCGGCAGCACTGCCGGGTCGACGCCGTCCGCCATGACGAAGTACGGGCCGGTACCCCAGGCGTTGCCACCCTTGGTGTAGGCCCCCGTCATGGAGAAGGTGACAGCGTTCTCGCCGTCGATGGTGATGTCTCCGAGGACGCCCGCCTGGATGAAGGGGAGCAGCATGTAGCCGCTGGCCTCCTCCTCACCGGATGCGCAGGCCTCGCCGGACAGACCGGTCCAGAGTTCGAGCGAGAACTTCTTGTTGATCGTGCCCTCAGGGACGACGATGCCAGCCGCGATGGCCTCGTAGTTCTCGTAGATCTCCGCGTTGGTCGAGACCGACAGGGAGCCGGGGTCGACGCCACAGAACTCCATCTCGATCGTGAAGCGCTTGAAGGACGATGCGGTCATCTCGTTGACACACATCGACCCATCGGCCTTCTTGGTGATGATCTCCGTGCCGTCCTCGACCTCTGCCGAGAGGGCCACGGAGATGAAGCCGTCGGTGACGACCATCATGTCCTCAGCGCCGGAAGCGGGAAGGTTGCCGCACTCGTCAACGACGGTCATGCGGATGCGCTTGCCGAGCACCGGGGTGAAACAACGTGTGGCCACGATGTCCTCCTCTTGTTGGTGCTCGGCCCTGCAGCCAGCAGCATGGGTTCGTTAGAAGGGTACTACAGCAGATCCTCGTCTGGACGAAGAACCTCTTCCAGCCACGACACCAGGGTGGGTCGCTGCTCGGACTCAGGCTTGGCCTGCTCGACTGTGAGCGCCTCCTGAGCCTTCTCCTTGTCGTCGCCGACCCAGGCCTTCACGTCAGTCACCTTCTCAGGGACCTGAGCCTCGGGCTCCTGGACGTCCGAGGCTGCCTTCTCCGGCTCCTGGACAGGCTCGCTGGTGGATTCCACCGGAGTGGGCTCCTGCGGCTCCTCAGAGGGAGTCTCGCGCTGCACGCGACGCCGACGGTGCGGGCCCTCGAGTTGCATGCCAGATGTCATGATTGCTCCTACCATGTCAGCCTCCTTACAGACTGGCGAGGGCGTAGCCCACACCGCAGGGGTCCCAGCCGATGGAGTAGGTGCGCTCCGCTACGGCGTTCATGTCGTTGTTGTCCTTGTTGAACCCAGCCTGCACCGGGTCCGCACCACCGAAGATCTCGCTCCGGTAGCCCAGAAGGCCAGGCGTGACGTAGATGTACGTCGCGTCCGCTGCAGGATCCTCTCCGGCGGGTCCTGTGCCGGGGTATCCAGCCCCAGCCACGACCGGGGTTCCGAGTCCGGTGCGGAGGACGTTGCCGACCACTGTCAGGACCTGGGCACCGATGCCGAGGAGTGCGGCCTCACGAGTCATGTGGAGGACTCCCTGGCTGCCGTACGTCTGGGCGATCCACTGCTCGAGAGCAGCGATCGACCGGGCCAGAGACTCGCCGGTGATGACCTCAGTGGCCCCTTCAGCGAAGCCGTTCTGGCCGTCGGGGTCCTCGTAGAGGTCGCCGGTCCAGATGGCCTGCTCAGCGAAGGCCTCCTCACGCGCCTGCAGGTGCTCCTGAGCGCGCTGCTGCACATACTCGGGAGTGTGCCCGACAGGCGTGCAGGAGTGCGACCCGTAGACGTGAAAGACGTCCGCCTCCCCGAGGTCACCGGCGGACGCGAAGCCCTTCGGCAGACCCGTGGTGGCGTCGGGGTCGTCACAGTTGTAGACGCCGATGCCGGAGACAGGCTCACAAGTGAGCGTCTCCCACATGACGCCGTCGATCTCCCAGTGCGGGTCCGCGGAGGTCCGGGGAACCAGCACAGAGAACAGACCGTACGGCAGGGGCTGACGAGCGATGCCGTCAACGATCATGCTGCCCATGTCCGGACCTCCTTCTTAGATGGAGAGGAGCCTCGCCCCGGACGAGGCGAGGCTCCTCTGTGGTCGGCCCGGAGGCCTAGACGGGCACTTCGTAGACGATGTCTCCGGCGGCTTCGGCCATCTCGGTTGCAACCGCGACAGCCTCTTCCTTGCTGGGCTTGATCACCATGACGGTGCCTCCCAGGCGGACCTCCCATGTCGAGGCGGATCCGTAAACCGAGATGGCCGGACCCTCCTCGACCGGAACGAACCGAAGAGGAGTGCTCCCGGAGACGTACGCCGACTTGACGTAGTTCATCAGGCACCCACCCGACCGTCGCACTCGATGGCGATACCGGCAGCGGTCGCACCATCGGGGCAGATCGGAACGGTCACGACTCGGGAGTCGCAGCCTCGCATGAAGGTCACGACACCCTCCTCGGTGAAGAGGGCCGTGTAGTCGTTCGTGCCCAGGAGGGTCGAGTCGTACACGTTCTCGAGCGTGATGACGTCCGAGTTGCCGGTGACCCAGGTGCCCGCTCGGTAGAGCAGGAACTGAGCCTCGGTCGGCCACGAGGTGAAGCCCGACGCAGCCGTGGTCGCGATGGACTGCCAGTTGGCCACGTACTGCGGAGCGATGTTCCGCGCAGCGAACCAGCCGTTGATCCGCTCGTTGGAGACGTCGAGCAGGTCGACGCCCAGCCGACGGCTGAGGTCAGCCCGGATGACTCCGCGGATCCAGGTGGGAAAGACGCCCTCGAGCGTGGCGTCCGGGTCCAGCGACCCAGCCGCACGCAGGTGGGTGGCCTGCAGTTCGATCGCCCCGAGGAACGGAGCGGTCGCACCGGCCATGTCGCCGAGCGCCGTGAAGTCCACCGGGGTGGAGCCCGCGACGATCGTGGCGATCTTGCGGGAGTCCATCCGGATCTCGTGAGCGATGAGAGCCTTGCGGATGGTGTCCGCGATGACCTCGGGGTAGCCACGGGACTGGAGCAGACCAGCGGTGAGGCAGAGGCCGTCGAGGTCCAGGCGAACCTCGTCGAACTCGATGCAGGGGATGTGGAAGCAGGGCTTCGATCCCTCGGTGCCGTCGCCGACGCCGTCCTCGTCGACGCCGTAGTTGCCGTCGATGTCCTGCTGCTCCGTGTAGAAGAAGCCGACCTGGCTCAGGAGGTCAGCGAAGCCGACGCCCTTGTTGAACCGGATCCCGCCACGCGGCATCCCGACCGTCGGGGTGGAGAGGAGGTTGGTGGCCTCCTCGCCGCAGTCGTAGATGTCGTAGATGGTCTCCGACGGGGCACACCAGCCACCGGCAGCCACCAGGGACTGGCCGGGGAGACGGGACTCGTTGGCAGCCTCGTTGAGGATGCGCTCGATGTCCGCCTGCGAGGTCGTCCGGTCGATCACGAAGTCCCCCTGCGGCTTCGAGATCGAGGCGATGCCGAACTGCTGGCGCATCTTCACGCCCCGCTTGGCCGCGCTGGCGTACTGCTTCAGGTTGAAGGTGGCCAGGCGACGGTCGACGACCTCGCCCATGTCCTCCCAGCCCAGGCCGGAGCCGACAGCGAATCCGCCCGTCTCCGTGGTCGCCATGGCGATGTCCCGGATGGTCGGAGGGCCGTCCTGCTCCTGCGGCTGCGGAGCCGGAGCCGACCGACGGATGCTGGAGGTGTTGACTCGGATCTCGCGGCGACCGGAAGCCGTGACAGCCTCCGGCTCTTCTGCCGGAGCGTCGTCACCAGCCTCGCCGTCCGCGTCGCCCTCGTCCTCGGTGTCGTCGCCGTCGTCGGCCGGAGCGTCCTCCTCGGGCTCCGGCTCAGGCGTGACCTGGGCGGCGAGTTCAGCGGCACGAGCAGAACGCTCGGCAGCCGCCTGGTTGCGGGTGGCCTGCTCAGCGGCGAGAGCCGTGAGCCCGTCGGCCAGTTGCTGGAGGGTGGTGAGGTCTGCCTCGCTGAGGTCAGCCTCTCCGCCCTGGTAGAGCGCGTTGAACGCTTCGGTCGCCTGCTGCGACAGGGTGTCGAGATCCTCGACACTCAGAGCGGTCAGATCCTCCGGGATCACGAGGTCCTGCTGGTCCTCGAAGTCCGTCAGGAACCGGACCGATCGCATGGTCTTACCCATGGTCGTCCTCCTCGTTTGGACAAGAGGCTCGGCCCTGCAGCCAGCAGCGATTTGGTTGAACTGGATAGAAGCGTACCCTACCGGGCACGATTTATCGGGAGACCGTTCACATCGGTCCCCGTCACGTTGTTCTGAGCGGTGAAGCCCAGGTAGGCCCAGAGGACCGGAGCGACAGCGAGACTCGCCAAGAACCAAACCGGCCACTCGAGCCGGAGGTCGTCAGGAGTCGCGCCGTACAGGAAAGTGAAGAGCGCACCCAGAACGACCTGGATGCCTGTCACGAGCCACTGGACCAGGAGGAGAGCCTCCCGGACCTTGGGGTGTCTGTCAAGTGGGTTGTTCATCAGCATGCCTTCGGTCGAACGATGCCGGTGTAGCCTGCCTCCGCGTTGGCTGCATCGGCGAGAGCCCGGGAAGTGTAGTCCGTGAGGGACCCATCCCGGGAGAGAACCTCGTAGCCGCAGCCGCCAGAAGACGACTGACGGTTGAAGGTCCGTGGCGAGGCCGCAGACTTCCTGTTGCTCCCGCAGTTGCATCCCATGGGTAGTCAGCCTACCCTACTCGCCAACGCGGCTGCACGAGATCCGCGGACGCTCGCAGCCAGGGCGTCGGCCTTGGCCTTGCGAGCAGCCATCTTCTCCCGCTTCTGGTCGCGGACGTACTCCAGGATCTCGTTGAAGGCCTCGCCGTCCAGACCTTGGAGGTGAGCCTCCTTGATCTCCGGCTCGACCTCGATGACTCCGGAGGCCACCAGCGAGTACATGGAGCCGGACGCCACCAGACCCTGAGGACGGGGCACCGGGAAGCCGGGGGAGTTCACGGCCAGAGCAGCGACCAACTCGAGGCCACCACCCATCCGTCGCCAGTCACCGGAGAGCGGGGAGGCCCGCAGCACTCGGACCTTCTCGTCGGGCACGCCAGGCCGCATGGCACCGGCGACCCAGATGCCGTAGATGTCCTCACCGGCACGGACGTCTACCACAGCCTTTCCGGTGTGCTCGTAGTGGGCGATGGTGTCGTTGGCGTTCAGCGTCCGCCCAGCGTGGAGGGTGTCGAGGGTGATGGACCCGACCGGGATCTCGGTGCCCTCCTTCGTGCGGAGAGCGCCGGTGTGGAAGTAGGCGTAGCCGCTCTGGGAGTGGGGAGGCTCGACGCACTGGCCGGAGTACGCGGTGTGGCAAGTCCCCCAGACAGCGAGGTGACCGAACACCTGGCCGTCCTCGGTGACGGTGAGCGGCGTCGGGCCGGTGAAGCCGGGGTCCTGGAACCAGGCAGCCGGAGGATCCACCGGGAACGACCCAGCGACGAGAGCAGGCTCCCGGCTCGGCTCCGGCAGGTCGTCCTCCTCGTTGTCCAGGAAGACTTCGGCACCCTCGAAGGCGGGGATGGAGACGATAGTCGCAGCCCGGATCCCGGCGTTGGTGATGACCATCAGTTCGTCGTCCGAGGAGTACTCGTAGACGGTGACGTAGCCCTCTTCGTCGGTGGCAGGCATGGCCTCCATGAAGCCCTCGTCGGAGAGCAGGTCGCCCTTGACGCGGACCTCGAACGAGACGTCGTCCATGTCCATGGAGATGCCGTTGGTGGTGCGCTCCTTGAGGACACGAGCGGCCTCGTATCCCAGCGGAGCGTCCATGTCGATGTCACCAGTGGCGTTGATCTTGCCGTCCGAGCCTCGCTCGATCGTCAGGATCCGACCGACGACCTGAGCGCCATCGTGGCCCCCGTTGTCGACGGCGGCGTAGCGCAGGCCGATGGGGACAGACCAGGACAGCGCGTTGTCCTCGATCATCCGACCGTCGCCGGTCGGGACACCCTCGAGACCGATGACGCCGTGCCAGGTGACCGGGCCAGCGGGAGCCGTGGCGTCTTGGACGGCGTACGCCGTGGGATCGGTGGACAGGGTGTCGGAGCAGCCGCAGGACGAGGCAACGAGCGTGGCTGCGTCGTCCGGCGTGTGCACCTGGAGTTCGAACTCCGTGATGTTCAGCCTCAGGGTCGGCATAGCCGTCCTCCTCGTGATTGGGGAGTCCGGCCCTGCTGCCAGCGACAATTCTTGGACCTAGGGTACCCCACGGTTGGAACGTAGTATCGGGACGTCTTTACCTCCGAGGACTAGTAATCCTTCTCCGCATAGACTATAGTTCTTGTTGTAGGGCTCGCCGGGAGCCCCGAACCGGAAGGATCCGACATGGACAAGATCTACGAGGCAGCGCTTGCCCACTTCAAGGAGATCAACGCGAGCGGCCACGAGGTGGGCGTCTGGCTCGCCACGCTCCGCGAGGACCTGCTGAACTACGACGGTGGTCTGCAGAACATGACGTCCTACGTCTCCGCCGCAGCCGACTACCTGAAGTCGCTGGACATCTGATCGGGAGGAGGCGGCATCGGAGACGGTGCCGCCTCTGCTCAACCAGAGCAACGAGAAAGGAACCGGAATGGGTAAGAACAAGCGCGAGACGCGCAAGGCCCGGAAGAAGTTCAAGAAGGACTTCGGCATCTCCCGCAAGAAGGCTGGGAAGATGAAACTCTCGGACTTCGTCGCCAAGCACGTCACCGACGCCGTCGTCAAGGAGGGCGTCAACAAGGCCAAGAAGAGGAAGTGGAAGCCGTGAAAGAAGACAAGCGCGCAGCCCGCATGCGGAAGATCGCGATGCGGGACCGCAAGTCCAAGCGGAAGAAGGCCCTGCTGGTGAAGAAGTTCTTCAACGCAGCCAAGAAGGCCGACCGCAAGCGCCAGTCGGGAGGCTGATCCCGAGCAGAACCCCTGACCCCGGCGGTCAGGGGTTCTGTCGTTCCTCGTCCTCAGAGATGGCCTTGATCGCCCTGCGCTGCTCGGGCGTCAGATTCTCGTCAGCCATCATCGTGCATCGGCAGTTGGCGACCTCGGACACGGGTCCAGCAGGGTCGCCTGGGAACTTGAGCCGGTAGCCTCCGACCAGGAAGGACTCCTCCAAGCCGACGGCCTGCCCCGACGCCATGCGGTGCGTGGTCCGCGTACGCCGATCAGGAGTGGAGGTCCAGACCTTGGAGAGCACGCCCTCCGCCCGGAAGGCCTCCATCGCTCCGTAGTTCGAGGCACCAGTGGCCTCTGTCCGAGCGATCAGGTTGGCCCTGGTCCGCCAGATGGACTCCTCAGCATCGAGGTGCTTGATGGCGGCGTTGCGCTGGTCCCGGAGGCTCTGGAGCGTGGGGTCGTTGAGCCTGGCGTTCTCGCGCGCCGGAGTTCCTGGAGGGCCCAGCGGATCCAGAATGTCGTCCATCTGCTTGTCGATCCGAGCCTTCTCGGCCCGCCAGTAGTCAGCGTTCTTCTCCCACCCCAACTGAGCGGCGATGTGCTGAGCGGTGCGGCTCCGGGACCAGCCCTCCGCCACGGAGTTCGCCATCGTGACGCGGATGAGGTTGAAGGCCTCCTCCGGCGCGGTGACGCCCATGTGGGTGCCCTCCACGATGCGGTTCCTCACAAGGGTCAGGAAGTCCCGGGTGCCCTCGAGGGAGGGGTCCGTGAGGTCGAAGCCACGGTCGGTGTGGCGTCGCCAGACCCGAGCGATGGCGTCCTGCACCGCAGCCATGAGGGCAGCGTCCACCTGGGTGACCCACATCTCCCGCACCTCGCCGAGGGACGGCAGTTCCTCTGCAGCGGCTACGAGGGAGATCTCAGCGCCTCTGACAGCCGACAGCACCTGCTTCAGCCACGCACGTACGGAAGCACTCGTCGCAGCCTGGAGATCGCGCTCTACGGCGTCTCGCAGGTCGCGGGTGGCCTGGATGCTAATGGGCCGGAGCATAGAGGCTGTACTCGATCCTGAGACGCAGGTCGCTGAGGCGGTGCGGGGTCTGTGTAGAGAGCAGGAGGCGGACGTAGGAGTCCACGCAGTCCTGCAACTGCATGGCCGTGATGACGCCGGAGCCATCGTGGTTCTGCAGCATCGCAGGGAGGACGTCCCAGGCACCCTTCATGGCCTTGTCGACCATCGCTTCGTCCGGACGCCAGATGAGGTGAGCCTCGTGCCAGGGCCGGTCGCCGAGGGTGTTGAAGCGGTTCCGGTCAGCCCGGACGATGCGCTTGCCCACCGTCTCCAGGGCTCGGACCACCAGCACATCGGAGACGGCGAGGATGGAGGCGACCGGGGTGTGGCCGCAGGAGGTGCAGGGATCGATGTCACTCATTCGGTGCCTCGTTGTCTTCCGTGGAGGGGATGGCGGCAGGCTCCTCGGCATCTGCAGGGGTCTCCGCAGAAGGCGCTTCCTCCTCAGAGCCTGCCTGATCGGGGAGGGCAGGGATGTCTTGGCCCTCAACGAGTGCCCGGACCTGCTCAGCGAGCACGGCCAGGCCGGGGTTCTGTGCCAGAGTCGGAGCCTCGCGGATCATGTCGAGGATCAACTTGGTCGTCGGGTCGGTCGGGTCGACCTCAGGAGCGTCGCTCTCGTCGAAGCCTGCAGCGTCCCGCAGCGAGGCATCCGAGATGACCTTCTCCTTGTGGAGGTCCTTGGCGTCAGCGGTCCGGTTGGGCCGGGTGATCAGGTGGTCGACGTCGTACCAGAACACGTAGTCCTGGAAGTCGGCCTCACCGTTCTGCTCGAGTGCAGGCCAGAGGAACTGCGTGGTGATCGCATCGCACACGAGAGCGAGCGGAGGCTCGAGGTGGGTGGTGACGACGTCCTCACGCACCAGCCAGGCACCCCAGTGGTTCATGCCCGACACGCCAAGCAGCAATTCAGGCGGGGCGTCCTCACCGAGAGCCAGACGGCGGATGGCCTCGTCACGCAGTTCGCGGGCTTCGGCGTCCAGAGGAGTAGCGAACGAGATGAACGTGAACTTCTCGATCGACTCGTCCGGCACCACGACGGTGAGAGGCACGACGGCCGAGGCAGAGGAGCGGTCCTCGATGGGGTCGACCATGGCCTCGACGAGAGCGTCAGCGAAGGGCGACACCTCCTCGTCAGCGGTGCCCGCCTGCGCCCGGAGAGCGGCATCCGCGGAGGACGGGACCAGGAAGACACCAGCGCCTGCCAGCCGGGAGTCCACCTGGGCGGAGACGTGCATCGTCAGGCCGACGAGTTCCCGGAGGACAGGCAGAGATGAGCGGGTTGGAGAGTCAGCGTGCTCCCAGGACTTGGGGTGCGGTCGCCAGACACGGATGGGGACGATGTCGTCGGCATTCTTCTTCTTGCCTCCGAACTCCATCTCCCCCGACGTCGAGTCGACCTTCACCTCCGCCACGGAGTAGAACTTCCACTCCAGGTCCGCGATGTCGATCCCTGCGATCGGGTCCTCGTCAGGGCCGATGTAGTCACGAGGCTGGTCGACCTGTGCTCGCTGGGTCTCAGGCTCCTTGCGCGGGCAGCCGATGATCCAGCCGTCACCGGCGATGAAGAGGTTGACCCCGGCTCGCTGGACGACAGAGTTGAAGTGCTGGCCCTTGCCGATGATGGCGTCGCCGATGTCCTTGGCGAGCCCCTCGTTGACGTGCTCGATCTCCTCGGTGGGGTCCTGAGGCATCTTGCCGACGAAGAACCGGGCCTGAGCCATGCGGTTGGCGAGGGTGCTGGCGAGGAAGCGCTGCTCCCCGACCAGGTCGTACATGTCCCAGGCGTCCTCTTGCCAGCCCTCAGGCTTCGCTCCGCGGACCTTCTTGGAGCGCTTGATCTTCTTCGACGTCAGGCGTGCAGCCGCAGCCGTCAGAGAGGACTGGAGAGGCAGAGGCTTGTTGGTGTCGATCGTCCACTGAGCCTCCTGCGGGTCCGGGCTCAACTTGGTCGTGCTACTCATCTACGTCTCCTGCTCGTGCGGCGATGTGGGCGGCGACCCAGTTGAGGGCGAAGGCTCCTGCGATCCAACGCCAGGCTTCGTGTGCGTGGCCCGGTCCGCCGACGAGCCAGAGTGAGAGCAGCACCAGGCAGCCGATCCAGAAGCCGATGCAGAACGGACACGACAGGCCGGACTGCAACTTGGCTCTCCAGCCGTCAGCGTTGGGCTCTCGGCGTACGGCCCAGAGGGACGCAGGACCCCGGACAAACCACAGCCCGATGTCGTCAGCGACGATGAGCCGGGAGAGGCGCAGAGTTAGGCCCAGCGCAAGCAAGACGTCGAGGAATGGCCACATGCGTGGAACGATACCGTACGGCTCTAAAGTAAAGACTTCTGCGAGGACTAGTAATTCCTCTCTGCATGGAGTATCGTTCTTTCTGTAGGGCCGCTTCGCCGGGAAGCAGCCGAACCGGGAGGAACCGAGATGTCGAACTTCGTGAAGGCCAAGAAGTGCAGCCGCTGCGCAGGCACTGGCATGGTCGGCGGTCCGGTCGTCGTCAACGGCATCCCCGGTGCCTGCTTCAAGTGCCAGGGCGAGGGTGAGGTCGAGGGAGACCGGACCGCCATCGCCGCCGCGAAGGCTCGAGTCGAGGTTCGCACGGCTCTCGGTCGCGCCGCTCTCAACCACTCCTTCGAGGCTCACGTCGGTCTGGGGCTCCTCGAGAAGAACGAGCCCGCTCGACTGGAGAAGGCACTCGCCTCCTTCAAGGCTGGCCGCACCGACCTTCTCGACGCGCTGGCCGCTTACGCGAAGGAGGCGAAGTGATGCGGACCCTGCGGGTTATCACCAGCGCGGCTCTCATCGAGGAGTTCGACGCCCCGGAGGTGTTCGAGTTCTCTCGAGTGACTGAACTCCGAGACTTCCTGGCCTCCGCCCCGCGCACCGGCTGGGTCGATGAAGGTGGGTCTCTCGCCCCGGCTGCTGTGCGATTCACTGTCTACGACGAGTGCGGCAAGAACATAACTGCCGACGCCGTCGAGTTGGGCTGGATGGACCAGTCCGAAGTACGATGAACCGGAAGGAGCAACATCATGATCGCCACCATCGTCACGATCATCCTGCTAGCGCTCGTCGTTGGCGGCGTGATCTGGACCGTCAGGAAGGCACCGCGCCGAGAGGTTCTGCCGCGCAAGCCCTTCCTCACTCTGGAGCAGGTCGCCAAGTTGGAGATCGGAGATCGAGTGCGGCCTCATCCCGCCTCTCGACAAGACGGACGGCGCGGACATCATCACGCGGCTGGGCGTCATGGACATGGCCACCCGCCTCATCGCAGACGGGAAGGGTTACGTCGTCCGCGCAGCGCTGGAGCACCTGCAGACCGCTCGGGTCAGCCTGCTAGAGGACGCTGCGCTCGAGGAGTTCGTAGCCATCCTCCGAGCCTACGACAACCACACGGAGGACTGGACGCTCTGAGCAAGCGAAGAGCCCGAGACCGGGGAATGGTCTCGGGCTCTTCTGTGCCGGCATCAGTAGCCCCAGGAGATGTCCTTGGTGGCGGTACCCCAGCCCGTGTCGTCGGAGAACGTGCCCCAACTCGAGTCATCCTTGCGCATGTGTGTCACCTCCTCCGGTTCTAGAGGGGAGAGCCCGGGCCAGAACACCAGCCTTGAAACTCTCCCCCTGCCCCTTGGCTAGCCTCGGGACACCTTGATCTTAGCCTGCCTCGCGACCGCGCGCTCCCAGGTCTCTGCCCAGACAGCGGCGTTGGCCTCGTAGGTGTGGTGCTTCTGCACAGCACGGTACGCCTCGCCACGGACGTCCTGCCGGAAGGCGTCGTCCTCGATCAGGTAGACGAGGTACCTGTACCAGTCCGATGACGTCACCGCCAGGTGGATAGGCACGGTCGCTGCGAGACTCCTGTTTGCAGGCGTGGGAGAGGCGATCACTGGTACTCCCACCGAAGAGAACTCCAGGGCCTTCAGATAGGACTTCGCGTTGTTGAACGGCGTGTGGTCCAGAGGCACCAGGGCGATGTCGATGGAGGTGAGGGCGTGATAGTACGGCATCCCCTTCGGTCGAGGGTCCACCTGCTCCACGTCTGTGCCCCACGCCACGGATGCCCCGGCTGCGTCGCCCACCACCCGGACCTTGACGTGGTACTCCGAAGCCACGCGCTTGACCGCATCGCCGACCACCTGCAGGTCGTGAGGATGGGTGCCGGTGAAGCCAGCCCATCCAATGGTGAGAGTGTCGGGGTACTTGTCCCGCTCGCTGACGACGTTCTCCACCTCGCCAGGGATGCAGTTCGGCAGGACCTCAGCGCGCCCGTGCTTCCTGCCGTAGCGCTTCGCCAGAGCCGGGGTCGTGACGGTGACGAGGTCCACGACCTCCGCCGTACGGTCCATCCAACTCCAGTGACACGCCTCGGTGTTCCATCCCTGCCAGGCGGTGTTGTCCTTGGAGATGGCCCACATGGCGTCGTCGCTGTCCATGATGGTCGCGATGCCGTTCCGAGACGCCCACTCAACGAGTTGGAACGTCATGCGGGTGCCGACGCGCTGGACGATGAGCAGGTCGATCCCACGAGGATCAGGCAGTCCCTTGACAGCACGCAGCCCTGCGAGGTCACCAGCGAGTTGGATGTCGCCAGGCCGGTACAACTCGATCTTCCAGTCTGGGCGGATCTGCTGCACCGCACCAGCCGGGAGTTGCATCCTGTAGAAGCCGCAGGCCGTCATGTCGGATGGCAGGACTACGACGCGCATCGATGGTTCTCCTTCAGGTGGTCCCGGATCTCGGGAAGGTTGGCTCGGTACTGGGTGTCGCAGCGCGGACAAGTCCAGCGGAAGCGCTGCTGGAAGCGGAACCGGAGGGCCTGGTAGATCACGCCTCCGACCATACCGCCGAGGAAGGCGAAGATCGCGGTCGTGATCACACGATCACCTGGATCCAGAGATAGCAGATCCCCGCGACGATGCTCCCCGCGACTCCGATCAGGATCGTGAGGCAGAAAGACAAGTACATGGAGTCGACCAGATCCTCCTCGAGGAAGAAGAAGATGATGAGGGTGAAGAAGGCCCAGATCCCTCCGAGGGTCGCTCCGATGGCGGCGAGGATCTCGGTCACAGGATCTTCCCTCTCAGGTTCTCGTCCAGCCACTTCTCCAGGGCCTCGTCGTTCTTCCTCGCCGTGGAGTGGGCCTGGTGATGCACGGCCTTGACGTGGTAGGTCTTCCCGTTCCTCGTCGTCAGGCGGACCATGCGGTGGTAGTATGAGGACTCCGTGTAGGTGCTCACCGACTGGACCTCGGACAGGTCGAGCCAGAGGTCATCCGCGAGTTGCGTGAGGCCTGGCTTCTCTTCGTCGAGCACGTCGGTCAGTTCCGCCAACGTCAGCGCCATCGCGGAGAAGATCGCCGACTGAGCAGAAGCCTGGAGATACAGACCCTCCTGGGTCGTCGTGTCGTCCTTGATCAGGTCACTGATCTCGTCCAGCGCTCCCTTGAGGTTGGCACGGACGTCTTCCCTGCGGCTCACTTCGGCACCGCCACGTGGTCGAGGAAGAACTGCTTCTCCGAGATGGCAAGTTGCTCCTCCAGCCAGACGGCGTGCGTGTTCTCGTTCAGGAGCGACACCAGGTCCAGCAGACGGTCGGGCGGCAGCACCTGGTCGTCACGGAGGAAGACGATGATCTCGTGCTCGGCCTTCTCCACTCCGAAGCGGGTGAGGGTAGCCAAGGTGAACTGCGGCTCGATGCCGTTGTAGGGATCCAGCACGAGGTGCAGATCGAGGGGACCGGCGTACTCCTGGTCCTCGTACGAGGCGATGGCCCTGAGCAGGTCCTGGTCCTCCTCGTCCATCTTCTTCTGGTGGCTGACCAGGACAACGGTGACGCCAGGGAGTTCCTCGCTCATCCCTTCTCATCCTCTCGGTCGATGGACTCCACCGCAGCCACGAGGAGCGCAGCCGCCTGGACGAGGCGAGTGCGGCTGTAGAAGCCTGCACCGTTCTCAGGTCCGGGGGCCGCCATGTAATCCTTGACGAGGGCGACGAACTCACGGGTGTTGTGCTGGTCATCGTGGGCCGAGGTGTAGCCCTTGGTGACCTGACGATCACGCTCTTCGGAGATCTCCTGCAGGATGGTTTCTCTTGTCATGCCAGCACCCTACCCCGACCGACGCCGGACAGACCGACGGCTCTGTGTGTGGATATTCCGAGTACCGATGCGGCGGACGTTGCCTGGGTTCGCGATGCCGGACTTCTGCGGAGTGCGCATCCGATAGAGCGCCTGACTCGTGGAGTCCACCTGGTCGTCATGCGCGCCGTTGGGGAAGTCTCGGTGCTCGGAGATGTAGTCTGGCACCCACTCGTTCCCAGTCTCGGCCGGGAGGGGGAGGCGTACGCTCCCGGATTCCACGTCGGGTGTGATTGCCCTGGCTCGAGCCTCCTTGGACTCGGTGGGGTTGATGGGGATGATGCCGGAGATCTCCTCCTGCAGAGAGTCGATGATCGCGGTGCCGTTGGCCTTGTCCTCCACCAGGCTCTCGTGCACCTTGTTGGACCACGGCACAGGGCCTTCAGGATCTCGCCACCGCTTCATCTCCGCCTTGGTCTCGGTGAAGGTGCGTCGGCCCCTCGTCTGGTACATGAGGTAGCGGGTCGCCTTGTGCATGCACCAGCGCTGCCCCACCACGTAGTCAGAGTCCTTCGTCTTCTTGAACGCCATGTCCCAGGAGTCCAGCCAGCGAGCACCAACGAGGTCCTTGTCCGGGTCGATGAGTTTGATGCGACCGTTGGGATCTGGGTTGCCGTCGGGGTCCTTGTCGGCCAGGGCAGGGACGGTGGTCCAGTACTTCCACCAGTCCACGTTGAAGATGGCTCCCTGTGCAGGGCTAGGCCGCTGCTGGTAAAGCGCAGACCAGGCGTAGGTGCCAACGGCCCGCTTGATCTTCTTCCACCGGGAGATGGCCTGCTCCGGCGTCTCCTCAACCAGTGGCGACAGCAGCGGCTCGCCAGGCTTCCGACCCAGCACATCGTCAGCCTCGGCGATGGCAGAGAACTCCACGACCTCCCAGTCCTCGAGGTCCTCGTTGTACTCCGAAGAGGCCAGCCGACCGATCAGGTCATCCTCGTGCCAGCGAGTGCCGATGACGAGCACGAGAGCGGGGAACTCGAGTCGGGTGTAGGCGTTGGCGGTGTACCAGTCCCAGAGGGATTGGCGCTTGGTCTCGGAGTGGGCGTCAGCGAAGTCCTTGACCGCATCGTCGATGATCAGGACCTTGAAGCCAAGACCGGTGATGGACTGACCAACAGACTTGGAGACGACGCCACCCTTCGCTGTGGTCTCCCACTCAGCAGCCGCGCCTGCGTCCTTGGCGATCTCCACCTGGAAGAGGTTGGTGTTCTCCTCCACGACACGGCGTACGGCTCGACCCCAGGACACAGCCAGGGACGGCGAGTGGGACAGCAGGCCCAGGTTCCAGTCGGGATGCATCCGCAGCAGCCAGGTGGGGAAGTGGGTCGAGGCCAGTGTGGACTTCCCCATCCGAGGAGGCATGCTGACTCGCATGAAGACAGTCTCACCCTCCTCTACACGCTTCACAGCCGCTGCAAGCCGATCTGACAGGTACTGGAGGTGTGGCCGTGCCCGGTAGCCCGCATCCAACTCCACGGCCTGCAGAAGCGGTGTCTCGGGTACGACAACGGCCTGCTGCCCAGCCTGGTGTCCTACCGAGTGCTGGGCGGTGGGGTGGACCTCGTGGCCCAGCATGTAGCGGACGTACTCGGTCTCATCGGCGTCCAGATCCTCGAAGAGTTCCTCGATCTCCTGCATGCTCATAGGAGGTCACCGTAGTCCTCGTCGTCAGCGTCCTCTGCTGGCGGCGAGTCATCCTCCACGATCTCCGCCTCGACGATGTCCTCTCCCTCATCCGTGAGGTAGTGCTGGAACTTGTCTGGGACCGGCTTGCCGAGGTCGATGCGGGCCTGGATGATCTTCCTCATGAACATGTCCATGGCGACGCTGTCCTCGAGCAGAGCCGTGTGGTCGATCCCCAGCCGGGTGAGGATCATCTCGATGGCCTTCAAGACGACCGCCTCGTTCTGCGAGTTGTTGAGGATCTCCTCCAACTTGTCCATGGCCTTGGGCTGCATGTCCATCAGCCGGGACATCGCCTTGCTCTTGATGTGCGGCGACCGCCCACCGTGGACCACACAGACGGTGGCTCCTTGGACGGCCCAGCGCCCACACCGCTTGTTGGTCCTCTTGTTCTGCGCCCTGCACCGACGCTCGTCGTCTGGCTCTGGTGCCCCCATCAGGCTCAGGGGGACAGGTGTATCAGTCATGGGAGACCTCCTTTCCGTCCCTGAAGCATAGCCGATGGGTATCCGGTTGCAACGACCATCGCCTTCAAGTAGCCAGCCTACCTATGTGTCCCTCCCGAGAAACACCCTCCTCCAAACGTCGAAACTGCACCTGCGAATCTCCGAAACTACGTTCTCGAGAATCGCTTGGGCCTAGCAGGCCGGGGGACTTGCAATTGCAGTCACACCGTCACCCGGGACAAATAGGCTCACTATGCTTTCTTCATGAATCAAAATAAGTTGAGAATTACTAGGCCTGCTAGGCCTGTCGCTGATCAGAGGCTGTTTTCCCTAGGCCTGCACCCCGGCCTGCCCTAGGCCTGCACCCCGGCCTGCGTCACCCTGGAAAACGGAAACTGCCGATCTCCCTACTTTCGGAGATCGGCAGGCCGGGGGCGCAGGCCTAGGGCAGGCCGGGTTCCTCCACCAGTGAGATACCTGCGTACACCCGCTCCCGTTCTCCTCCGTTCCACAACTTCCGCTTCTCGATCTTCGGGAATGCCGACCGCATCATCTTGCCGAACACCGAAGGCGACACAGAGTTCTCTCCCTTCTCCAGCAGCCACATGTTGTAGGCGTCGTGGAGCACCTTCGTGTCCACCTGCTCCTCCCCACCCACCTTGCAGTGCTCACGAGCGAAGGCCTGCAGCGGGGCAGCCTCGTCCATCAACTCCGAGAGCGCCTCAACGGACCCGTCAGGCTGGGTGAACCGACCCAGAGCGTCCAGCCGGTCCACGCCCTCGAGCGCCCAGTTGAGGATGCCAGGCAACTCCTTCCTCAACTTCCCCAGCAGGTGGATGTCCTCGCGGCCGATGTAGGAGTTCTTGAACGACAACATCGACATGCGGGAGATGATCGCCCCCGACGCGTCCTTGAACCAGGGCGTGTCGTTGGAGGCGATGACGATCCGAGTAGGGAGGATGCCGTTCCAGTCGGTCCGGTTCTTCCTCTGCACCGACACCATGTCCCCAGCCGAGATCGTGAGCAGCCGCTCCGTGAGCATCTGCACGTCCAGGGACTTGGACGACCGGGCATCGGCGGTAATCGCCAGAGGCTTGTCGATCATGGCCTGCATGCCGAAGGGCTGGGCATACGACGACAGCGTCGGGGCGACCACGTTGTCGTTCCCCACCACCTCCCGCATGATGTGGAGCACGGTGCCCTTCCCCGAGCGCTTGGGCCCGAACAGGTAGAGGAACTTCTGCAGGTCCAGCCGCCCAGTCAGGATGTAGCCGAACCACTCCTGCAGCAGCCCCACGGAGTCGACGTCCCCACTCAGCACGTCCTCAAGGAAGACCAGCCAGCCGTCGCACCGAGCCCGAGGGTCGAACTCGAACGGCAACTGAACCGCTGAGAAGTACGCAGGCGAGTGCGGGATGAGCACACCCACCGCCGGATCAAGCAGCCCGTTCCTCATGTTGACGAGGTGCTGCCACTGACCGTCGTTGACCCACGTCCCCTGCTCCAGACGGTTAGGCACCGTCGTGAGACCCTGAAGCGCCTGCTTCACACCCGAGATCGTCCCAGGCTGGGGGTTCCAGGGGATGCGACCCTTGCGCCCGTCCGTGGTGGCGTCAGCGAAGAACTTCCACAGCCGTGCCGTCATCTCCGCCTCGGCGTGCTCCTGGTACACCCCGCCGCTGTACGCATACCAGCCATCGCGCCAGTTCACCAGAGGCTTCCAGCGCCGCATGAGCGCCCGAGCGTTGTCCACCGGATTGGTGGGGACGGGCATGTGCCGGTCCTTCACACCGGCATCCTGGTCCTTGACCTGAGGTGCCTCGTCATCGTCCGTGATGACGTCGAACTGCGGGCCGAACTTCCGCTGGACCTCCTTGCGCATCATCACCATGGACGGGAGGTTGGAGAAGTCCAGGGCCGACACGTTCTGGTCCAGGTCGCCGTACTTGTGGACGCGCACCAGGTCAAACGCGCTGAGCGTCTGGTCACAGGCAGGGTCGTTGGAGTGGAAGGAGTACCACAGCCCGGACGTCCCCGGCACCGGACCAGCCCCAGGCTCAGACGATGACCCCACGAGCGTCCAGCGATCGTCCTCAACCTGCTCATACGGCAGCCCGTACTCCTCAACCAGCCGAGGCCAGTCGTCCTCGTACGCTCGGTTGAACTCCCCAATCTCCCCCGGCAGGTCATACGGGTCACGTTTCTCGCCGCCCGAGGATACGTTCTCCCGGGCTTCCACCTCTACGCCTAGCCAGTCACCCACTTCAAGCGGCTCGCCCTTCCAGTGGCCGCTCCGGTGCTCCTCGGCTACCTCCGCGGAGGGAGTGTACATGAACCGAACCGGCTGGTCCGACCCAGGGTCGAACTCCACGTCGATCTCCCACAGCGGGTCCACCGTCTGGATCACCGCACGAGCGATGTGCTCGTACTCCTCCGGCGTCACCTCCCGGTCGAGTGGCATGATCATGCGGTAGCGGGGCGCGGCAGCACGCGATGAGTAGGTGGTGTGCCACACGACCTCCGTTTCCTTCAGCGCAGCCTGAGCCCGCACGAAGAAGTCGTCACGCGGGTGGTCGACGTCCAGCACCAGCCCGCACCGACTGACCACCGCAGTGTTCGTACGGTGGTAGTTGAGGCACTCCGGTTCACCCTCCTTGTGGACCTTCTTGGTCTTCTTGAACGTCCCGAGGACGTAGCCCTTCGTGTCGTCTTTCGTATCAGATGGGTCGTCCAGATCGAGCCACTCGATGAACTCCCCCCAGGTCATCTCCCTCGGTACGATGTGTCGGGTGTGGTTGCCGTTGGGCAGCACCGCCACAGACATCTTGTGGTCGGGTGCGAGGCGTGCCATGGTCACGATCGGCGTGCCTTTCTTAGTTAGCAGGGAAACGGGGGTCCCTAGTTAGCAAGCAGACGAGCAAGCCGTCGTGCGTCAGGGTCTACACGGAGAGCGGAGAGGCTCACGGGAGCCGCAAGGTGAAGCCCCTCCAGGGAGCGCACCCTGCTGAGGGCAACATACCCCAGGCCAGGGGACCAACCGAGATCACCTCCCACGTACGCCGCGTCGAGGGTCTGGCCCTGGGACTTGTGGATGGTCATGGCCGCAGCGACGCGCACCGGGATCTGGAACGCCCTACCCTCGAGCCGACGGCGCAGCCGGTTCCCCACGTACTCCTGAGTCCAGTTCTCCCACGAGTGATCGCCCATGGGCTCGCCTTCACGCGCAGCCTGAGCCGCAGCCTGAGGACCATACAGGACGTGCTCCATCCCGTTGCGGTTCAACTTCACCACAGCCGACCGTTCCGACAGATCGATGATCCTCCCGGTGTCGCCGTTGACCCAAGCGTCCCGCGAGTTGGTGGTCATGGTGACGAGCGCGCCCTTGCGCAGGCGGACCTCCTCCAACGGATGCGTCCCTGCCCACTCGCCCATGACCTGGCGACGGAAGATGAAGTCCGGCCCGTCCAGGGTGTCGATGTGGTTCTCGTTGATGGCGTCCACACCCCGGTTCACGGAGTACAGCGCCGCGACCCCCACAGGGTGCGTCTTCGTCACGCGCCGGTTCAGAACCTCGAGGTCCGACTCTGTCGGCCGACCCACACGGCACCGGCCGAGGATGTCAGCGAAGACCTGGTTCTCCTGGCGCATCTGCTGGTCCAACTTGGCAGGCTTCATGCCCGACTCACGCAGGACCCGAGCGTCGAACCACTTGCCGGTCTGCCACTCGCCGACCTCACGGAAGATGCGCTCCTCCTTCCTCACGAGCACAGGCGGCAACTGGAACGGATCCCCGACCAGCATGGTCTGCACACCACCGAAGGGGAGCGGCGACCGCCTCACCTGCTTCAGGCGTCGGTCCACCGCGTCCATCAGGTCGGCCCGCACCATGCTCACCTCGTCGATGATGAGCAGGTCCATGCGCTGCAGCACCATCTCCTGCTCAGGCCACAGGGGGATGAAGTTGTCCTCGTCCTCCTTGGGATCCAGCACCATGGTCTTCACCCTGAACTGGCGGTGAATCGTCTTGCCCTGGACGTTGATGGCGGCGATGCCGGTGGGGGCGACCACCACGGCCTCACGTGCCTCGCGCAGCGCGTTGATGAGGTAGGACTTCCCCACACCGCCAGGCCCGGTGACGAAGACGATCGGGTCCTCCCGAGACATCACCAGGTCGTAGGCTGCCTGCTGCCCAGCGTTCAGCCCGCTCACGCGGCAGCGTCCTTGAGCGTCTTGAGGTGGATCTCCAGGAGGTCGAACTGCTCCGCCTTCAGGTACGTGGCGTGAGTGTCAATGAACTCCGTGATGTTGACGTAGGCCAACTCCGCCCGAGCATCCGCCTCAGCCTGGGGGTCCTTCTGACGAACGGCCACCCCGATCTTGGATCGGAGGGCTGGTTTGTTGATCGTCGCCATGGTCTCACTTTCTTCGGTTGGGGGTACGAACCCTAACCCTTAGGCACAGGTAAGGCAAGCGCGCCTTTACCCTCCTTCCAGATAGTCGCAAGCCCTCCCGAGAACCCCGGCTTAAGGTTGGTGCATGCCGATCCCAGAGCCCACCGATCTGCGGTGCCACCAGACCACGACCAGCCTTGAGGGTCGTCAGTACATCTGCATCGCCAAGCCTCACCCGACCAAGCCCGACCGCCACATGTTCGTGCGCATCGACGAGGACGGCTATCCTGAGGGTTCAGGCAAACTCGGCCGACCGGCTCCCCGACTCAGAGGTGCGCTATGAAGCAGACCGTGGGCTACACACGACTCATCACGACCGACGGGCGAGTTATCGAGGAGATCACTCTCCCTCCCAACGGCTACTGCCCGGTCATGATGAACAACCCCGAGACCTCCCTGGCCGAGGTGGTAGGGATCGCGCACCTCACCTTCAAGGAGATGACAGGCACCATTGGTCGCTACCGTGCTGTGATCGCGGACCTGGACGTGGCGTCGGCCCTCGTTGACCTGACTGCCAGCATGACGCTGAAGGACATCATCGAGGAGCCTTGCCCCGAGGGACACTCGCACTGCCGTGGGACGCTCATCAGTCTGTCCCTCTCTAACGAGCCGAACGCGTGGGGTGAGAAGGCATGACCTCCCTGCGTCAGCGGATCGTCAACCGCTACCTCTACGGCAAGCCGCGCACCTGCGTCGACGAGACTCTGCCCGGCTTCATCGCTCGCAACGCCGCCATCAACGAGCCCTACGTCCGTCTGTTCGGATACCGGCCTCCCGAGTGGATAGAGGCTCTCGCTGAGGCCCGTGCATGGGCGCGCCTGAAGCCTCAGACCATCCGCCTCGACAACAGCATGGTGACGGACTGGTGGATCATCCAGGACATGCTGCCCTGCGCGCACTGCCCGGACGCGATCGAGGAACGAGAGGGTCACTGGGTGCACGACCACGGACGGACTCGCTGTCAGTCTCCTGGCGTGGAGTATGGACACCTGGCTCACCCATCGTCCGTCCCTTGCCGAGCCGATGGACCGAACCCCTGCCTGGGTGCCAGCCGTGCTTGAGGCTCAACTCGAGGCCTACTTCTACAAGGCCGTGCGAGCAGCCGGGGGCTACACCTTCAAACTGGCTCCCACCCTGGCCGGGATCCCTGACCGTCTGGTGATCTGGCCACCGGGTGTCATCTGCCTCGCTGAACTCAAGACGGAGACGGGAGTCCTGTCCAAGATCCAGATCTATCGTCACGCGGAGATCGCCCAGTACGGCGTGACCGTGGTTGTCCTTCGAGGCAGAGAAGAGGTCGACGAATGGATCAGGTCCCAGGTACAGTAGGGACATTCGAGAACCCAGCCAGACGTAGACCAGGGACGTGCCCCGACTGCGGAGCGTCCCCATCGTGTAGAGAGAACCGGAAGATGACCGAGTACCAAGTCGAGCGTGGCCTCGTCTGCCCGCTGTGCGGAAACGAGATGCTGCCCGTCCACGAGGTCGTGCAGACCGATGACCACGGTCCCGTCCACTGGGACTGCGAGATCGACAGGAGCAGGGGATGACCAACCATCCGTTCGAGCCGAGCGCCGACATGCGGCAGATCGCCAAGTCCATGTGGAACCTGTACCAGGCTCTCCTGCAGGAGGGCTTCAGTGAGGAGCAGGCCATGCGGATCATCATCGCTGGCGCAAGCGGAGGGAAGAGCGAGGAATGAGCGAACCCGTCGAGGTGACGACCAAGTACGTCACGACCGTAGACGACCTGCCTGCTGCCTGGGTGTTCATCATGGACCGTCTGGACAAGGTAGGTCCGGATCCCCAGATCAAGATCAACCCCATCTGGGTCATCCCTGTCGGCGACATGATCGACGGTCTCGAGGGCGAAGAGGTCTCCGCTGAGAAGAGACAGTTCGAGGTCGTCGTGTCCGGGATGGTGGAGGAGAAGTCGTGACAGTCCGTAGAGGCACGAGCAACGGCAACAAGAGGGGCTCCGCGGAACAGCGCCGAAAGCGCAAGTTGTGGCTGCTGGAGAAGTACCGTGCCAACGTGGACGTCGTGCTGGCTCCCCTGACTCTCGAGTACATCGAGGTTCCTCTCGGCGAGGGCAAGATGGCCTGCCGCTGCTACCGGTGTGGACGCCTCCTGACCTTCGTCTCCATGACGGTGGACAAGATCATCCCGCAGTGCGAGGGAGGGACCTACCGGCGCACCAACATCCGCCCCGCCTGCGCGCTGTGCAACTCTGAGACCGGGGGAGCGCTCGCTCACCGGAAGAAGCAGACGAAGCCGTCCTTCGAGGAACAGTTCGTCAAGGCCATGACAGAACCCATGCTTGAGTTCACCACTGAAGAGGGCATCTTCTTCACGGCGACACCATCCCCCGGCCACACGCCTGGGATCAACTTCACGATCCGCTTCCCGGTACGGAACCCAAGCCCTGAGGCTGCGGCTCTCATCAAGGTGGATCATGTCACGATCACCGCCTTCTTCACCGAGGAGGAGTGGGCCAAGTTGAGGTACATGACCGCCCAGGCAGGGGAGTTCTTCGGGCATGCAACTTCGTGACTACCAGGAGATGGCCCGGGACTTCCTCAAGAAGAACGACCGGGCCGGTCTCTTCCTTGACATGGGTCTCGGCAAGACAGCCATCGTCCTGAGCGCGCTCACTCCGGCTCACCTGCCCGCTCTGGTGGTGGCTCCGAAGCGCGTTGCGGAGCATACTTGGAAGGCCGAGAGAGACCTATGGAGGCCGGACCTAAGCATCTCAGTGGCGACGGGGGAACCGGACCGGAGAAAGGCGTCTCTAGCCGAGTACGCCGACATCCACGTCATCTCCCGTGACACGCTGCACGACGCCATGGACGCCTTCAATCAGCGCAAGTGGAAGACCATCATCATCGATGAACTCTCGGGCTACAAGAACCGGGGCACCAAGCGGTGGAAGGAGATGGCGAAACTCACCAAGCCGACCGTCATCCCCAACGTCTGGGGCCTGACCGGGACGCCGTCATCTGGCGGACTGCATGATCTGTGGGCTCAGTTGTATCTGCTTGACCGGGGCGAGCGCCTGGGCACCACCCTCACCGAGTATCGTGAGAACTACTTCGTCCCGACGACGATGAAGATCTCCGGCCAGACGATCCAGACCGGCTACGAGGTGATCCCCTTCGCCAAGGAGGTCATCTACAACCTCATCGACGACATCTGTCTCTCCATGCAGACCGAGGGCCGTATCCCCCTCCCACCTCTGACGGAGAACGTCATCCAGATCGTCCTCCCCGACAAGGTCAAGGAGGCCTACCGGGAGATCGCCAAGGAACTCCTGGTGGACATCACGGACGTCTTCGACGGTGGAGAGATCCACACCGCAGCCAACAAGGGGATCCTCTCCAGCAAGTTGAGCCAGATCGCGGCAGGCTTCATCTTCGGTGACGACCAGGACATCAAGGGCGAGCGCTACGTACGCCTGCACGACGAGAAGATCAAGGCCCTCCGGGACATCCGGGAGAGCCAGGACAGCCCGCTGCTGGTGGCGTACCGCTTCCGGCCCGAGCGGGAGGCGCTCCTCGAGGCCTTCCCTGACGCGGAGACCCCGGACTCCCCAGACTTCGTGGAGCGGTGGAACCGTGGCGAGATCCCCATGCTCATCAGCCACCCCGCATCCGTGGGCCACGGCCTCAATCTTCAGTACGGCGGGCACACCATCGTGTGGACGTCCCTGACCTGGAACCCTGAGGAGTGGCAGCAGTTCAACAAGCGGCTGCTGCGCTCCGGCCAGACCCAGCCTGTCGTCGTCCACATCATCGAGGCTCGAGGCACCGTTGACGCTCGAGCCCTGCGTCGTCTGCACGGGCACGTCCTTGGAGAGAAAGAACTGCTAGACCATCTGGAGGCACCAGCACTGTGAAGACATACAAGAAGGGCGACATCATCCACGTCTCCTTCCCCGACCGACTGGACGTCGTGTTGCGCGTCCTGGATGTCCAGGAAGACGGAGACAAGGTTCACCTGGAAGTGGAGCCCGTTGATGAGGAAGAGTAAGACCTGCACGTTCACCAAGATGTTCGGTCTCCGGATACGGAAGTGCACGCGCCCTCGTCATCACGAAGGAGACCACATGGACAAGGAAGGGAAGATCAAGTGACCTACGACGTCCCAGCATTCGTCAGGCTCGAGGCCTGGTCGGAGTCCAAGAAGGAGTGGGTCGTCCAGCACGCGGGCATCAACCTCCTGCACCCTCAGAGGTACGCAGAGCGCTACGCCGCGAACGGCAAGGTCGTGCGCGCTGTGGACATCGAGAGCGGGAAGGTCTACAAGGCCAAGACCATCGCCGCGGTCTGCGAATTCTGTCAGAGCGTCGAGTGCGACGGCGGTTCCTGTCTCCTTTGACAGCACCAAGCCCTAGCGCTCTTCGGAGAGGTAGGCTGTAGCCTCATGATCACGGCCTTCGTCTTCACCGTTCTGGGCCTCTTCACGTACGCAGGCTTCCACCTGTTGTACATCTTCAGCGGTCCGGATTACATCAACCAAGGAGAAACATGTTCATCCAGTTCAACACCGAAGACCTCAAGGCATCGGACCTCGAGGTCCTTCGCGCCATCGTGGGTGGCGCTGAGGCTCCGGTAGCCGCTCCCAAGCCCAAGGCTGCTGCCCCGGCGAAGAAGGCTGCCAAGCCCGCTCCCGCTCCTGAGCCGGAGCCCGAGGAGGATGAGGACGAGGACCTCCTCGGCGGAGGCGACGACCTCAAGACGGAGAAGGAGGCCATGGACCTGGCCTCGCGTCTCGTGTCCGAGAAGAAGGGCAAGAAGGTCAAGGAGGCCCTCAACGAGGTCGGCGCGGCTCGCGTGTCCGAGATGGACTCCGACCAGATCCAGAAGTTCTTCGAGATCCTCGGCGACGAGTAACAAGACGTCTTGGCCGGGTGGGTCTAACGTACGGCTCACCCGGCTGGGACCATCAAGACAGGAACCGGAAATGACTGGGGAAGAATTCCTCGCATGGGTGGACGCCAACCGTGAGTTCATCAACATGAAGACAGAGATCTTCATCCTCGCGGATAGCGACCACGGCGGCCATTTCGAGGCGTACGAGATCTTCGTCGACGGAGAAGGGGACGTGGTCATCCGTGGCTCGTAAGCATGCAATCCTGAGCCCGAGCGCTGCCGAGAGATGGCTGGTGTGCCCAGGCTCGGTCCTTCTCTGTGAGGACATCGAGGACTCCACCTCCGAGTATGCCGAGGAGGGCACCTGCGCCCATGAACTCGGTGAACTCAAGGCGCGCTACCAGATCCTGGAGGAACTGACCTCGGAGGAGTACCACCG